ACAGCATCCATTTGATCATTAGCTTTGTTCTCATAAAACCTTCTCTTAGCCTTAACTTTACCGGCTGGCATTTTGGCTAACGCCAAATCCCCACGACAGACTGCACCTTGATACCGGCCTTCATCTCTCACGGCAGATGAAATTGCAAGTTCGGGAACTTCATCGGGGGTAACAAGTACCCATCCTTCCTGAAGTCTTTTCCCAACATTGAGTACATCATCGGCACCTCTGACAGATATACGTATCCACCGATAAGCCATTCCTTCAGCATCAAACCGGGCTTTCACCGAGTCAGGTATTTCCAAAGCATTAGGCTCTTCAAAGGTCCACTGATCTTCTCTCATGTTGTTCTCACGAACATCGCTACTACGTGATTCATTTCGTGTATTCATTTTATCCTCCACGTTCTAATTAATATCAGTATATTCGCCGTCCGCCGAAGTTACCTTCAACTTTTCAGCGGCATACTTTTCAAGTGGGATACCCCATTTGTTAGCAAGATTTACATCTTCTTTCGACAGCTTAATCTTCCTACCAGAGTTCGGAGACGAGCGTGAAGCCCCCGATACCACTTGAGCAGGTTTGTTCGTGTTTTCCTGCACACGTTCCTGAACTTCTCCAAACTTGTGTGGAAAAGCTTCTTGAATCCTGTTGTTAACTTCGTCATAAAAGTCTTCATCGTCTGGATCATATCCTTGCTCCTTTAGATCAGCATCGATTGCCAAAGCAGCGGCAGTCATAACATTATCCTTACCAAACCACTCGTTGTTACCTGCCCACTCTTCTGCACGCCTATCCCTGCGTCTTGGTGCGGGGGCCGGTGCTTCTTGCTGAACAGGTTCAGAATATTCTTCAGAGTAACGAGACTTTACTGAAGTTACGTTCTTTAAATCTGATTGGGCATCATTAAGCATTTCCTGTGCTTGAAGTACCCGTTCCTTGTTACCTTCTTCAAAGGCTTCTAGATAAGCCTGACGAGCTAAGTCAATCTTATCTGTTAGCTGCTTCTCAGATGCTTCAAGACTATTCTTACTAACATTGAAAACTTCTTCTTCTTTTTGCTTCAGTGTTTCAGAAAGTTTTCTATTAGTTTCTAATAGCTGTTCAACTTCTTCTTCACGTTCTTTACGTTGACGAATAAGTTGCCGTATTCTTTTCTCCGCACCTTTGGTTTCAATACCTTCCAGTTCAGGAGTCTCTTCTTTAACTTCTTCTTTAACTTCTTCTTTAGTTTCCAGTACAGGCTGTTCCTCTACAACTTCTTCAGGCACATCCTGTTCAATTTCAATCTCAATTTTATCTTCTGCTGAAACTTCAATATCGTTCCAGTTATCTTCTGTAGACATTTTATTCTCCGTTGCTAACGATACAAACGATTTACGTTATTAATATTATACCACACTATACTACTTTTCCCAAATCATCCAGACCCCTTTCCTAGATTAAAGGTAGGATCAAGGTCTTTAGGGTCTTCTACTTTCATAATAACCTGATCATCAAACAAAAGAATAAGCCTAACTCCTTTGTAAAACAACTTAGTTCCTGCATGTTTACCATAGCATACATAGTCGCCTACGTTACACCAAGCTCCAGCAGGGAACTTATCCTTATCCATATAAGCCAAGTCTCCCATTGAGAGAACCTGTGCCACTGTGGTTAGATAAGCCATATCATCTTTGGTAGAATCAGGCAGTAGGATACCACCCTTGGTTACGCTTTTTACCGAAACAGGGCGAACCAAAACATGAAAGCCCGGTATCTTCGGCAATGGTGAGGGATCAGGAGCTTCGTCTACATCAGTAATCCAAAGATCATTTTTGATCGCACCACCCATACTCACTTGTTGCATCTCTTTAGTCATCCTCCATATACATACGTTTTTTAACTATGTCTGTTAAGTTATCTCTGGCCCACTCAAGACTTGATATGGACCCTACTATTTGTCGATAATGCGAGTAGTCTTCCGCAGAACCATTTGATAATGTAAGTCTTAGGTTATTAATTTCTTCATTAAAACCATTAACTACTTCATCCCAAATATTCATCTACTTCTTTTTAGAACCCTTCTTGCTATCAGACGACTTCCAAGAGAAGTCATCCCATTCGTTAAGCGCACTGCGAACATTACGACCACCTGTAATATCCTGTGCATATGCATCGCCAAAACTTTTACCAGTATCCTTTACGTGTTCAGGATATCCCTTACCTTTAGTCATCATAATTATTCTCCTTTTGCATTACTGCTAATTGTGTTAAAGCTTCAAGAGCTTTATCTTCCATATCTTTATCATCTTTCATTCTTGCCTCTAACATATCTTTAATTGTTTGGGCAACTTCTCTTTCATTTGCTGCTGTTACTTTAAAATCTTCAAGATCAAGCTTGCCTTCAATGTCTAGTTCTTTAAGACGCTCTTTAGCTTCACGATCAAGTTCTGATTTTTCTTCTTTCATACTGTTAGCAGCATTAGTCTTGAGAAGATCAATGATCTGGTCAGCTTCTTCAAGTTTAAGTTTCTTGGTCTTGAGTTCCATCTCTGCTGCCTGAACCATAGTATCAGACTGTAGTTTCTGTTTCTCAAGTTCAACCTTGGCCTGTTCCAGAGATACAAGCTGTTGTTCAGGAGACTGCGCCTGACCCATTGCCTGATTAGCATTAAGGATTTGTTGTGCAGCCTGTGCCATGACCATCTCAACAACGGCAGGGTTCTGAGCTTCTTCAGGGCTAACTCCCTGCATCATCTGGTCAGTCATACCATTCATCTGTTCCTGATACTTCATAATAGAATGTTCTTGAATGTTAGCCTGAAGTATTGGAGCAATGCGCTGCATGATTGGATTCTTACCGTTCATGGGGTCTTCAAGATATGCCATCTTAATCTGGATATGTGCATCATGGTTCTGGCCGGGAAATGCAGCAATAGGCACACCCTTAGTAGCAGCCATAATATCTGATACAGGATCAAGCGGTTTAGGTTCAATCTTGGGTGGGAGTATCTGATCAACATTAGGCATGTTGGCAGCATTAAGGATTGTCCTGTTAAGTTCTTCCAGATTAAACATACCGGGAGGAGACTGCTGCGCCATCTGTAGTGCCATGTTTGCCATCATCATACGATGTGCATTGGATGGAATGTTAGGATCAGATACTGGGATAATATCTACACGACCGTCAAAGTCCTGTTTAAAAATACTACGATCTTCATATGGAACATCATAAGGATATTCTTCTGGAAGATATTCATAGTCAATACGAGCAAGGATTCTAAACTCATCTTTCTGGGACTTGTGAAGCCGTTTATGTATTGCTGAGAAAAACTTGCTGCTTGCTTCCAGCAAAGCCATAGTAGTTCCAACGGGTCCATAAGAGGCAGCATCGGAGATAACCTGCTCCGTGCTGTCCGCAAACTTCTGTCCAGCAGTAGCTACGAAATTCAACATCTGGAATAGAGTAGAGGAAGGCTCTTTATAGGGGAGGGGAACAATAGCCTTTGATAAGTCTATACCAGTTGCTTCAACCTCTTTGAACTCGCCGGGAGCAATAGGTTCGTTGTCACCAACCATCCTTACTCCTTTAGCCTTAAACCCTCCCGGTAGATTTGCAAACTGCCCTGCATCTATCAGCGAACGCATTGCCGCAGTAGCACTCATAGTCAAATTACCAAGGAAGTGTATAAGACCAAGACCGTAAAAACCAAAACCCGGTACAAACCTGTAATGAACAAAGTGTCCTATTTTTTCTTTGTTTGGATCATCTTGGTTATAGTTTCTACGAATACTTAGTATCTGTCTAGATTGACTCTCAACAGTAACAATGTATGGAAGAGGAATCTCTTCTCCTTCAATATCAAGATAGCAGTGCTGTTCCAGCAAGACATACTGAGGATCATTATCAGAGGAGGGAGACAACCCAATGATTGTATCCATCTTCTCTGCAAAGGTTGTAATATTATTAGATGATGGTGTGGGAAGATCAACATCCTGATAAACACCAGCATTAATATCCCGTGCTATTTCAACAGGACTACGATAGATTACATGTGTATAACGATCAGCGTTGGCAAGATCAGTTGCATAGTATGATACATAGAACTGATCAATAGGAATAAACTCAGAGCGGGGACGCTTGGTTGTTGCGTCATAGTACAACTTTTTAAATGCTGATCCAATGATCGGGAGATGGAACAGCATTCTTTCAAACTCATCAAAGTATTCGGGCATCTGCTCCGTTACCTGATAGTTCATAAAGTTCTGAACTCTGTTGGCCTGTAATTCTTTTTCTGCGTTTGACTTGCCAAGTATCTGTGCCTTGACAGGACCGCTTGATGGGAATAGTTCACCGGAAGCTTTGGATTGGAACTTGACTGCCGATTCAATCAGGAGAGGATGTACAGCAGTACATGCACCCTCAAAGGGTTCTGAACCCTGTTCTAGTTTAAGCCCAAGAAGATCAAAGCCACTCTCAAACATGGACTCCCATTCAGCACGGGAATCTTTATCTGATTGATAGCTTTCAATAACATCATTGGCAATATCATTCAGTTCATCTTCTTCAAGAAGTTCAGACATATCACCGAACCATTCGGCAATATCTTCTGATGCTTCCATCCCCACAACCTGTTCAGAGAAGTCAACAATAACACCACCGTCTTCAGGATCAACCTCAAAGGTAGCATTGGACTCTTCTTCCATAGGCATAGCAACAACATCGCCAACCTCTTCTGGCATCATATCGTATGGATTTCTTTCAGTAGCCATTTATTTCCCTATTCAAAATTTGTTCCCTGCATTAATTATAGCACATAATCTGGTAAAGCCCAAATCTTTTATGCAGCTTTAGCTGCCTCTGTTAGACATTCCAGTATGTTGCTCTGCCCTTGCTTACCCTGTCCTCTTCTTCTTCAGGGTCTTCGGGATGCGAGAGGTGCCATGATTCCTTCATGTAGTGTACTGCCATTGTCAGGGCATCCACTTGGTCATCATGGGCTGCATTGGGAAACCGTATAAGTTCTTCAATGAGATCATCTGCCCACTTCTTACTCTTAGGTATCCACAGGCGACCTGCTTCCATGATGGGGCTGGCTGCGTAAACTCTGGATACCTTATCCCTGTCAGGATTATATTCCATTACCGGGAGTCCCGCCCGTCGCATATCCTGTATAAGCGATTGACCGGATGCCTTCTTCTCCACCATGCAGACATCAGGTCTATGTTCATTGTATAATTTCTGCGCCAGCCGTCGAAGTTCTGGATATTCAAAGCGGCCCTTGATGTTACCAAGAAGTATCAGGTGGGCTGCAAAGTCCTCCCTGCCGTTCTCATCTTGGTCATACATGTAGAATATACCCCATGTTTGTATGACACTGTAGTCAGCGGTGGTACTGGTGGAGAAGGCAGTATCAAGAGTTTGTATTACAAATTCACAGTTGGGTGGGTCTTCCTGATCCCAATCCTGTATCCACCTTTTCTTTATAAGACCACCCTCTTCAGGTGTGGGGTCTTGCATGTAAAGAGAGTTCCAGTACCGGCTTCCGTTACTTGCCTTGATCTCACTCTCATCCATCCTGAGTATCCTGTCAGACTTCCATTCAGGAAAGTAGCTACCTCCTACTGGAAGATCAAGCATCTCTGCTGCTTCTTCATCTAACCATGCAGGTATCTTAACAACCTCCCACGGTATAGTTTCATAGTCAGACATATTCTCCTGCTGCTTCAGTAGCCAGCCACAGAGATCATCATAGTGATACCTTGTATTGATTATGACAATGGCACCGTCTGGCATGATACGTGTTCTGAGTCCCGCAGGATACCACTCTTTAATAAACCTTCTACCTGCACTGGAGATCGCATCTTCTTCAGACATAGCATCATCAAGTATAGCTACATGTGCGCCACGTCCAGCAATCTGTGATCTGACACCGGCAGCATAGTATGTACCATTATGGTTTGTCTTCCACTTACCAGCAGCCCTGACATCACTTCTAAGGGAGACACCCCTGAATACTTTCTGGTATTCCTCAGTGTTTACTATGTCCCTGACTGATCTGCCAAAGTCACTTGCCAGTTGGTCACTGTGCGATATACTTAGTATCTCATGTTCAGGGTTCCTGCCCAGATACCATGCAGGAAACAACTTGGAACAGACAACAGACTTTGATGAACGTGGTGGAAGAAAGACCATCAGTCTTTTTATTTGACCATCCTGTACCTGTTGTAGCTTATCTGAGATAACTTCAATGTGACGACCCATCCTGAAGTCAGACACAATCGAAGGTGCCATCAGTCTTACAAAAGACAAGAAGTCATCATTACATTGAGTATCAACATTCTGCTTTAACAAAGCTTCAAGGTTGACATACTGTTCTATATAGTTACTATCTAAATACTCCATAGTACTATTATACACTATACTATAGAGATATACAATAGAGATACTAATAAAATAATAAAATAATACTAATAAGGAACTAATTAGTACCGCTTTGTTGTATTTATGTCACAGTATGGATACCTTATTTTTATTTTGATGAGTAGTCCGTAGATTTTTGTCTGTATATGAGAGTGGTTGTTTATATATATATACATGTGCAGGTTTTTTTTCCACCCCCCCGCATAGCAGCTATGCTGCCAACAAAGCCTTTGCTATGGGAACCCAATTATCTCTCCGTAGTAGGAACAGAATGTTACTACGGAGGAGAGTAATTGGTAGTAGTCTTGGCAAATTCATCCAAAGGATGTCTTGTAGTCAGCTTCTACTACTTCGTAGTAACCAACAGAAAACTAGCTAACCCCTTGACAAAGCGTAGCTTTTAGTTGCTATGCAACCAATGCAGGTCTGTCATGCCTACGATGAACCACAATAGTGGTTGATGAGGGTTGACAAACCGAATGACGATAAGCTAGATTAACCTAATTAAACCTCTATAGTAGAGTATCTTACGATACTATAGAGGGTTAATTAGATATTATAACCCAACCAACCAACCTAATCGGAGATTACCATGTCGAACATTTCATTCCTACAATCGGAGATTGACCAGCATCTTGATGGAGCTTTCCGAGTTCACACATCTGTGAATGGCGGAGCCATTGACCTGCATGACCAACATGGTTGGTGGATTGCCACACTGGATGAGGACGAAGCTACGCTTGAAACAATTATAAATCTTTAATCGGAGATGAGCTAATGGATAGCTACTATGCTTTTTGTTACTTGGGGGTATGTCACCCATTGGGTAATTGCGGTGATATTTTTGTTGCCAATGAAATAGCCGATGATCTTCTTGGAGAAGATTGGGCTTTTGTATATACAGCCAAGGATATTATTGATCTTGCTGAAATTGTAAAGAATACAACAGAAATGGATAAATATAATGGATGAAGACGAAGCTACGCTTGAAACAATTATAAATCTTTAATTGGAGATTAATATGTTAAATGAAATGCTTGACAAGTATAACTTGGTTGAGTTGCAAAATCACCCTGTAAATCAGGATCAAGACCATCTGACAATATGTTCATTCTTCCAAGAGGAAGAACAATTTCAGATTCATGCAAGCAAGCTCAAAGATCGCATCTTCAGACAGAGAAATGGGGACTAATATGTTTGAGAAAATTAGAAACACAGCTTTGCTGTTGATGTTTCCGGCAGTTCTTGTCGGAATGTATGGGTTTTGCTTTAGAGGTTGGGACACTTTCCCAATCCTCTTTGCATTGCCATTCGCATTTATAGCATTGTGTGCGTTCTTGACAGAGGGATGCGACTAACCTAATAGATACTTTACAGTAGAGTATCTTACGATACTGTAAAGGATCAATTAGATACAGTAGAAACCGCCAACTGATTGGAGATATATCATGGCAACAATGGAAACTTTCGTAGCTGACAAGTGGGTAGCACTTGATAAAGGCAAAGACTTGTTCAGCAAAGCTGCCGACTCCGGCACTCCTATTAGGGTTGTACACCCGAACGGGAACTTCAAAGTCATCCGCAATGGTGACAAGCTGCCCGAAGCTGAAGCAATTACCAGCACTAAGCCGAAGGCTGTAGAAGAAAAGCTGGAAGCTGCTCACAAACGGTCTAATAATATCATAGCTAAAGCTATCAAAGAAGATGCCGCTGAATTTGTCGATATGACAATGGCATAAGCGTAGCTTAACAGAGGTTAGCAAGGCACCTCACGATAAGCCTTGCATTATTCCTAACCTAAATAGAAAGATATATACTATGACAACTCCTGCAATTCAGTACACCGAACGCCGTGGTAAGTATAACCTCTATGCCGATCCCAAGCTGGAAAAGCTTATTGAAGAAAATGTTACCATTGGTAACTGGGGTAGGTTTGACAAGGCTGTAGCAAAGCTGGCACGGCATCGCAAGTCGGTAGACGGTGGCCGGATGCGTGACCATCAGCGTGTCATTGCACGGCAGCTTATCAAAGTGCTAAAATCTGGAGAAAATACCTCAAGGGCCATAGCACAGTTGGTATCCGAAGCGGCTTAGTTTATACAGAGATAGGAATGTCAGAGGTTCCTATCTTATGTGCAAACTATGGTAAAAATCTATGACTATCAACTATGTTGAGGAACTGACCGTCGAACAACGCACCGAACTCAATGGACGGATTGCGGAAGGCATTAAAAATAAAAATGCCTTTACTACCGACGCCGATGTGTGTTACTTTGAAACTGAGGATTTTTTGGAGGAAATAAATGTTTCACATTACGCCTAAATCAAAGAACGTCAAAGTGGGAAAGATGGCAGTCACTACTAGCACTGCGACAACATGTCCCACTTCGTGTCCCTTCAAATCGAATGGCTGCTATGCCGACAGTGGCCCATTGAAACTACATTGGGACAAAGTCACCCGGAAAGAACGTGGCGACGATTGGGCTACGTTCATTGACAAGATCAAAGATTTGCCCACTGGTAGCAAGTGGCGGCACAATCAAGCTGGCGACTTGCCCGGTGACATGGAGAAGCTGGACAATGAGAAGTGTATTGAGCTTGCCAAAGCTAATAAGGGCAAGCGTGGGTTTACATACACACACTATGACGTACTGGACAACTTCCAGAATGCCATAACTGTCAACATTATGAACCACTTAGGCTTTACTGTTAATGTGTCTGCCAACAATCTTGAACATGCTGACAAGCTATGCGATCTTAACATAGCTCCAGTTGCAACTGTGTTGCCGATTGATCAGACAACTAACACTGTTACACCTAAAGGTAGAAAGGTTGTGGTATGTCCCGCAACATACAAAGATGAAGTATCATGTGCATCATGTATGCTATGTGAGAAGTGGGATAGGAATGTAGTGGTAGGCTTTCCTGCACATGGTACAAGTAAGAAGAAGGCATCAGCGATTGCCGCTTGACTTAATAGGAGTTATGTAGTAGAAGTATCTTACGATACTACATAACGACTATTAATTATACCATTACTAAGACGTTTTTTGGAGATTGAAATGAGTAACCATGAAAACGAAATGCTCAAAGAAAATATCTTTGACTTATGGGTGGAGTATCTGGAGTTGGATGGGTGGCCTAAAGGCTGCAATGAAACCTACGCAGAAGCTGCACGTAGAACTGAATCAGAATGGATGGAGATGAGCTAATGAACGGACTCAGAATACATAGCGTAGACAACATCAAAGTGAAACGTGAAGACTACGAAAGCTTCACAACCATAACGGTAACTGTCACTGATAAAACTGACCAAGACTTTGAGCTAACTTTATTCACAGACAAAGGCTTTGTCCCTGACATGGAGGTAGAGTATGACTCGTGACGATGTATTAAAAAGCATTAAAGATAAACCAACATCTGCTAAACTTTCTTTTGCAAGAATGGGTATGGAGATCGCATTTAGTATGGCTCGCATTGGGCAGTGGGATAAATCAGAGAAATTGTTTGACGAAATGCACGAAATATTATTCAACTTACAAAGTGAATTGGAGGTACAAAATGAAGACAGTTGACTTCGTAGAGATAGAACTTGGTGGTGATAACTGGAAGATTACATGGGACACAAACCTACGTAAAAAGATTAAGACTACAGGCGAGAAGTCTGGTCTAAAGTACACCATCTATTCTCTTACTGATTTGACACCAGCACAGGCTTATGATATAGCTATGGTGCAACTTGAATGGCTGAAGAAGGAGCAAAGCTATGTTATCTAAAAAAGATTGGGACGAACTTCAACAACTGTCTTACAGTGTAATGCCTAAGTGGTGGTATAATAAAGAAGATTGTGATAAACAATATCAAGCTTATGTCGAGGGATGTAATCAGTTTAAATTAAAACAAAACATAGAAGTAAGCTGGGGTGATCCCACAGTAGACATGGAGTGAGTATGCCAGAGAAAGAAAAGCCGCCTAAACCTAATACGCCAGAGCATTATAAGTGGATACAAGAAACTTATTTCGGCGGCAAGCCACCACCAAAACCAAAGGATAAAGATAATGAACGCATGGCATGACATACTAGAGGAGTTACCATATGAATATGAAAGTATTTAAACAAGTTTATAATGAACTTAGTTTACTACAAGAAGAAGACACTGACGATCTAAACATTGCAGAGGAATCTCTGATGGCAGCTATGACTTTTACCATGACAAATGCACCGTCTGCTTTGAATGGATTGTGCTTGATCTCTAATACATTTAATGGTATACTAGCCGAGTACACACTAAAAGATATACAACTTAGAGGAGAATGACATGAATATTCCTGAGTTTAAAGACATCGAAGATGTTGAAAAGTTTCTGCGTTATGGTGGCGATGAGTGGTGTCGCCCAATGGTAGAAGAATACATGGAGCTAATTGCATACGATTCAAAGCCAGAAGATATTAATATCCAAGAACTAAACGGATGGATTGAACACGAAATGCGTTCCCTTTCAGACGGTTACGAAAGCTGGAACGATGACACCGCTTGAAGCCATAGAAGAAACTCTTGAAGTACTAAGCCAGCTTCAGTTGAATGGCTCAGTAAAACTGGAAGACAGTGACAAGATGTCACAATGTATTCAGCAACTACACTCAATACGTTTCAACCTAAAGATGAAAGATAACCAAAATGTTTAACCATGATGTACTTAACTTTAACGTAGAAAAGTTTTCTCTTGGTGCGTTCAACCCTAACTTTGGTGGGGTTGATGGAGGAGAGATTCATCCGTCATTGGGCGTAGGTCTGCGTCGAACTGATAGCGGAGAACCTATTGCTATTGTGTCGGAAGCCTACGAGCCAGTACAGTATCTTGATCTTGTAGAAAATCTTGAACAGTCTATCGCTATGTCGGGTATTGATCTTGATGGTGCTGAGTTTCAAACCAATGTGATTGGACATGGCGAACAGCTAGAACTTACTGCTAAGTTCAACGCTGAAGCTACTACCATTGATGGAAGGAATGACTTGGTTACACCTCAGTTCAAGTTTCGTACCAGCCACAACAGAACATGGGCTAACAATGGAATGATGGGTTACTTCCGATCAGCCTGTTACAATACTCTTGTTGATGGTAACAAGCTGGCCTATGTGTATGGTCGCCACTCAAAGAACTTCTCTGTCACCAGCTTTGCCAGTAAGATCAGGGCTGCATCTGACTTCATTGCCAACGATGGTATGGATCAGATGAAAGTGTGGTATAATACAACGGTTGATCGTGACACTGCGATCTCACTGTTCAGTAACACACTTGCAAAGCGTATGGACAACGTAAGCAAAGCACAGGTTCCTAACAAGGTGATGCTATCCAACCTGATGAAAACCTTTGACGAAGAGAACCGTCACATCATAGGCCGTGGTCACTACGAAGGCTATAGTCAGCAGACTAAAGGCACACTGTGGACTGCTTATCAGGCAGCTACAGCATGGTCTACCCATGTACCTAAAGCTAACACCCGTGTACTACGTGAAGATAAAGTACGTAAGATGTTGGCATCACCACACTGGAAAGAATTGGAGGTTGTCTAATGGTAAAGAAGACTGATGGTAAGTACGATCCAACACAACATCGGATCAAGAAACGTACATCAATCGGGGCGGGAACTCTTTCCCGTCCCAACAATAAACATAAGAGACGTAGCTTTAAAAAGTATAGAGGGCAGGGTCGATGAGTTATATAATAACCCAAGCTCAAGAAGATACAGTTAAGGATGTAGATGACATTGACTTAATGATAAACGAAGATGAAGAAGAGGTGTATACTTTTCCATCATATGAAGATGCCGCCGCATATCTTATGTGTCATGGTATAAAAGAATTGTCTGGTGGATTTCCTTTTAATATAAAAATTGAAAGATTGCAATGAACTACTTAAAGATTATTATACTTAACTTTATATTCTTTATTATCCTTTCTGTCTTTGCATCTCAGGTAAGGGCAGACAACCTTTCATGTCTAGCAGAGGCAGTATACTTTGAAGCACGTTCAGAATCTTTTGTTGCACAACTTGCTGTAGCAAACGTGGTATTGCAACGAGTGCAGTCAGAACATTATCCAGATAATATCTGTGATGTTGTCCGTCAGGGCAGAACATGGAAGGGTAAGCCCGTCAGAAACAAGTGTCACTTCTCATACTGGTGTGACGGGAAGCCAGAAACTATTGCAAATGTAGATGCTTATAATGAAGCAGTCAGCGCAGCAGAGCTTGCTCTACAGGGCGTTGTGCTACTCCACACTGAAGGAGCAACCCACTATCATGCCTCTTATGTCACACCTTACTGGGCATTGGATGATCGCTTCTCTCTTGTGGGGCAAATAGATAAACATGTATTTTATATTGACAACAGCCGGTGACAGGAGTATAATATGACAGAAGACACTAACTTGAAGTCCGCTTGGGACATATTAAATACTAATGTTAAGATGTTAAAAGCTAGAATAAAAGAACAGGAAAAATTAATTGATGACCTAAGAAAAGAACTAGCAAAAGAAAAACAAACAAACGCTAATACTGGGTGGGTAGAATACGATGACAAAAATATACGATCTTGATTGGCACCGTTTAGAAAAAGAAAATACTTTAAGAAAATCTTTAGGATACGGCGAAGAGTTGTGGTTGTTGATGAAGAAGTCAGGGTACGATGTCACAAGTCAAAAAGATAGAGAAGAATTTTTTAAAGACTTAGAGGATTTAGATTAACATGGCTAAGAATTTATGGCAGAAAGAACGCAGTGGTTTAATGCGTGATCTGATCAGAGAATATGTTGATGAAGGTTATGTCTACAAAGAGGCTAAGAAGTTAGCAAAGAAAGAAGCAGATAATATTATGGAAGATAAAGTTTCTTTTGTGCATGAACTGTGGGAGGATACCTTTGATGAATGTTGAATTGATTGATCACATGGGTAACGATCTCAGCGTTGTTAATGCAGCACGGGTTAGCTTTGATAAAGAATCTGATTGGGAAACAATACCTTTTGGTGGTCCGACTGAGGGAGTGCTTCAAGATAAAGATATTAAACTAATAAAGTATCTTGCCAAGCACAATCACTGGACACCGTTTGGTCATGGCTCTGCACAGTTCAGGATCAAGGCACCCATCTTCGTAGCACGACAACTTATGAAACATCAAGTTGGTCTTGTCTGGAATGAGGTTAGCCGTAGGTATATTAAAACAGAACCAGAGTTCTGGTCGCCTGATTACTGGAGACAGAGTGCAGAAAATGTAAAGCAGGGATCATCAGAAGATGCCACACCATCACAGAACATAGTAGATCATATGTACATAGATGCAACACGCCACTGTCTTGATGCTTATAAAGCTATGTTAGATATAGGTGTATGTCCTGAACAAGCACGAACTGTGCTGCCACAAAGCATGTTGACGGAGTGGTACTGGTCTGGTACACTGATGGCCTTCGCAAGAATATACAAACTACGGTGCAGCAAAGACGCACAACTTGAAACCAGTAGCGTGGTTAAACCAATCGGAGATCATATGGAAAAGTTATTTCCTGAATCATGGAGTGCGTTATGTGGAAGTTAGTATTAAGAAAGGAGTGGGGAGATGTGGAGATTAAATCTTTCACTACTAAGAAGGAGGCAGAAGAAGAACTTCAAAACCGTGAACAACTCACTCAACATGTTACCGGATTACCTACAGAAAGAGTTTATGAAATCAAGAAGGGATAGAGCTATGGAAGTTCTAGTTGAAGTATACAAACCAAAAGAAAGAGGACATGTACAAACATGTTTTAAAGCACCGTGGCGTAAGATGGAGATGGTTGATAAGATAGAGACACTGGTATCAATAGAAAAGGATATAGCTGCACACCGACAAGAGTTATGTAAGGAACTCATGGAAAACAGTAAAGGTAAATGGTAAACTTAATTGAGTCTTAGTAGTAGAGTTTCTACGAAACTACTAAGGCTCAATTAATATGGAGAAGTTTATGGAACTTAAAACACACCAACCCTGCCCCGACTGTGGTTCGTCAGACGCACTGGCATACTACGAGTGGGGAACTAAATGTTTTAGCTGCGACGAATCCAAGCCCTATAGAAATGGAGAACAGATGCCAACCCAACCAACTCAGGTTATCAAAATGCAGAATGAAAATCCCTCATCTTTTACCTTCTCAGCTATTGCTGACAGAAAAATTACTCTTGATACCTGTAAGAAGTATGGCGTCACTGTAAGTAAGAGTGGCACCATTGTAGATAAACACATGTACAAATACTACGACAAGAATGGTAATCATCTTGCATCTAAGTTCCGACGTACCAGTGACAAACAGTTCTGGTCTGAGGGTAATCTTTCTGAGTGTGGTTTGTTTGGTCAGAATATCTTTGGTCAGACAGGTAAGTTTGTCACGGTTTGTGAGGGTGAGATCGATGCCATGAGTGCCTATGAACTGATGGGATCGAAGTGGCCTTCAGTATCTATTAAGAACGGCGCACAGTCTGCCGTGAAGAACTGTCAGCAGTCACTTGAATACCTTAACAAGTTCGATACTATTGTTCTCTGCTTTGACAATGATAAGCAGGGCAAGGAGGCAGCACAGGCTGTTGCTAAACTGTTTGAGCCTAACAAGTGTAAGATCATGGACCTTGAACTCAAGGATGCCAATGAGTATCTGAAGACAGGTCAACGTGAGAAGTTTACTCAGGCATGGTGGAGCGCACGTACCTTTACACCGGCAGGTATTATCAACCTTGCTGACCTTGGCCGTAGCCTGTACGATGAGACACACAACGAGACTTGTCCCTACCCGTGGTCCGGTATGAACGACAAGACCTATGGCATCAGGACAGGAGAGCTTGTGACGTTCACCTCTGGTGCAGGTATGGGTAAGTCCAGCATCATGCGTGAGCTTATGTATCATATTATGCAGAATACCAAAGATAATATTGGTGTGCTTGCTATGGAAGAGAACACGAAGCAGACTGCCTTCAACCTTATGAGTGTGGAAGCTAACGCTAGACTGTACATTAAGGAGATACGTGACCAGTACACGCAGGAACAGTTGGATGATTGGCAAGCCAAGACGATTGACTCTGGTAGGTTCTTTGCCTTCGATCACTTTGGCAGCATGGAGAACGATGAGATACTTAGTCGCATCCGATACATGGCAAAAGCTCTTGACTGCAAGTGGATTTTCCTTGATCACCTGTCTATCCTTGTATCAGGACAGGAAGACAACGGCGATGAGCGTAAGTCTATCGACATCCTGATGACCAAGCTTCGTTCTCTTGTTGAGGAGACAGGCATTGCCCTGCTACTGGTCAGCCACCTACGTCGCCCATCAGGTGACAATGGGCATGAGAATGGCCGTGAAGTTACCCTGTCACACCTACGTGGCTCTGCTTCTATTGCCCACCTGTCTGATGCAGTGATTGCACTGGAGCGTAACCAACAGGCAGACGATCCTATCGAAGCTAATACCACCTCTATCCGTGTCTTGAAGAACAGGTACACAGGTGACACTGGTATAGCTTGTCACCTTCACTATGATGGTGAGACAGGACGCATGACACAGATCGACAACCCCTTTGTGGAGGATGACAATGAGTGAGGTTAGAAAGAAGTTTGATCGTAATCTATATGAGAAAGCTGACAGAGAAGCCAAAGAAGCTATGGTATCTTGGTTAGAAAATAAAGATCATACTAATATAGATACTAATGAAACAACTTACTTTGATATTGTTTCAACTGTAGGTCCAGACCTTCCAAGACATCTCTATGAAGTGGAGGTGAAGTATTCTTGGAAGGGTAACGAGTGGCCCGACAGTTGGAAAGAGTTACGTATACCACATCGTAAGCAAAGGCTTCTTGACAAATGGAAGAAGGAATGTTACAATGACCTACTTACTTTTGTGGTCTTCAACCATGACTGCACTATGGCATGGCACGTAGATGGTAACACATTGTTAGAGTGTGAAGTTAAAGAAGCCTCTAACTATAAGATAAGAAAGGGAGAAAAATTCTTTCACATTCCCGTAGAAGATGCATACTTAGTGGACATGACAAATGATATATGAATATGAACTTACAGAATTTGAACAAAAAATTTGTAAGATAGGGGCTGAAATGCGTCACGATGTAGCCCGTTCTTCAGGAGTTTATAACGCAAAGATAGGTCCACAAAGTAATTTAGAAACTGATCTTCTAGGTTTAGGTGGCGAACTTTGCGTGGGTAAATGGCTTAATGTATATCCTGACTTAACAATATATGCAAGACAGGGCGGCGCTGATCTCATTTCTCACTCTGGAAAAAGAATAGATGTTAAAACAACAAAATATTCTACAGGAAAACTACTAGCAAAATTAAATACACCTTATAAAGATATTGATATTTTTGTTTTAGTTACCACAAACTTTCCTAAATTTGTTATCAGAGGTTGGGCAACTAAAGAACAACTTATTAATCCAAATAATATAATTAATTTAGGACATGGTGAGGGGTATGGATTAAATCAAAATCAATTACAAAAAAAAGCTGCTTGAATGAAAGCAGTAGTTGATATAGAAACAGATGCTATCAATGCAACCAAGATACACTGTATCGTAGCAAGGAGCAAAGAAACAGGACAGACACGACACTGGATAGGAGATGAATGCCGTGACTTCAGGGAGTGGTCGAAGAAAATAGATACCTTTATTATGCACAACGGTATCAGCTTCGACGCTCCCTTACTTAATAAGTTTACTGGTTCTGATATTAAGATAGATCAGATTGATGATACACTTATTAAGTCACAGTTATATAATCCTATACGTGATGGTGGTCACTCCCTTGAGTCATGGGGTAACTTCTTCAACCACAAGAAGGGTGACTACCATGACTTCTCCCACTTCAATGAAGAGATGTTGAAGTACTGTTACACCGACACGGCTGTAACAATGGAGACGTATGACTACCTACAGGAAGAAGGTAAGAAGTTCTCTGATGAATCCTATGATCTGGAACGGAAGGTTCGTAGCATCGTAGATAAACAACAGAGCAACGGCTTTGCCTTTGACCTGATGAAGGGTATGACACTGGAAGCTAAACTTATGGATGAGTTGTACTCTCTTGAAGAGAAGGCTCACGATATGTTTCCACCTACCATTGTAGAGCTAAAGACAAAGACAAAAGAAATACCTTTTAATATAGCAAGTCGTAAGCAGATTGCTGAACGTCTGATGAAGAAGGGATGGAAGCCTACAAAGAAAACAGACAAGGGCAATGTGATTGTCAATGAGGCAGTGCTGGATACGATTGATATGCCAGAGGCTAAGATGTTCTCTCGTTACTTCCTGCTACAGAAACGTACCGGCCTACTGAAGGCGTGGATACAGGCATGTAGCGAACAGGAACGAGTGCATGGCAGGGTGCTTACTCTCAAGACTATCACCGGCAGGATGGCACATCATGGCCCAAACATGGCACAGGTTCCAGCAGTGTACAGTCCATATGGTAAAGAGTGCAGAGAACTCTGGACAGTATCTAATCCAGAGACACATCAGCTAGTAGGTACTGATGCCAGTGGCCTTGAGCTTAGATGTCTTGCTCACTATATGAACGATGCTAAGTTTACCAATGAGGTACTGACAGGTGATGTACATACAGCTAACATGAAGGCAGCAGGTCTAAGTAACCGTGACCAAGCCAAGACATTTATCTATGCATTTTTGTATGGTGCTGGTCCCGCTAAGATTGGTAGTGTAGTTGGTGGTAACTCTTCTGATGGACAGAAACTTATCGGAAAGTTCCTGAAGAATATGCCAGCACTTAACAAGCTACGTAAAGATATAGGCGCAGTAGCTTCAAAGGGTTTGATACGTGGTCTTGATGGACGTATGCTACACATCAGGCACGAACATGCTGCACTTAATACTCTACTTCAAGGTGCCGGTGCAGTGGTGTGCAAGCGTTGGCTTGTTGAGATGGACAGGATGATCTGGGAGCATGGCCTTGACGCCAAGCTTGTTGCCTCAGTACATGATGAGTATCAGTTTGAGGTAGCCAAACCAGACATAGAAAGCTTTACCAAGATAACAAAGGAGGCTATGTATACGACACAGGAAATACTAAACTTTAAGTGTGACCTTGACTCAGACTTCAAGGTTGGAAATAATTGGGCAGAGACACATTAATATGTTGACATCCCAATATACGATGTGCTATAATGCACTCGTTGTTTAGTTAGTAGTAGACAACCCAACGGGGAATGATCCCCATCATGGCTGCAATAGCGCAGCGTTTTAAAGGAGACTATTTATGAACGATCCGATTTACATTTCTGGTAAGTGCCACTATGCTTCTATCACTGAGCCGAACGTTAAGTTCGATCCGGTGTGGAGCATTCAGGTTGAGGTTAACGATGACAACCGTGCAACCATTGAAGCTGCTAATCTTCCTATCGCTAACAAGGGAGATGAACGTGGTGACTTTGTTACTATTAAGCGTAAGGTTATGCGTAAGGATGGGACTGAGCGTCAGGCACCCATCGTCAAAGACTCACAGAATAACCTGTGGGATGGAAAGAAAATTGCTAATGGTAGCGTAGTAAATGTAAAAGCAATTCCTTATGATTGGAATTATGCTGGCAAGTCAGGAGTATCGTCTGACCTTGCAGCCGTACAGGTTGTGGACTTCATTGAATATAAAGATGGTAATGAAGACTTCGCCCCTGTTGACGGTGGCTATGTACAAGAAGCTGTATCGGAAGCAGTACCTTTCTAATATAACATAAGGAGGCATGGGGGAGTGTTGCAGTAGTGGTCAGCACTCCCCTTCTTATATAATGAAAACAATAGAAACTCTTGTAGAAGATATCTATGATCTGTTTAATCTAACACCTATTGATATGGATGAAGCAGAGGTAGACAAACATATTGATACCTTTGGAGAGATGCTGAAGGTACATCTGAAAAGTTTTCTCTATGAAGTACCAAGAGATCGTGGCAACCTACGTCTGTCTGCTATTGGTAAGCCTGATAGAAAGCTTTGGTACGATGTCAACAAGAAGCTAACACCAGAGACACTGCCACCATCTACAAGAATTAAGTTTCTATATGGATATATTCTTGAGGAGCTTCTGCTGCTCTGTGCTACAGTAGCAGGACATGAGGTTACAGATCAACAGAAAGAGGTTACGCTTGAAGGTGTGGTAGGGCATCAAGATTCTATTATTGATGGTGTGCTTGTTGATGTTAAGTCTGCCAGTGGTATGGGGTTTGATAAGTTTAAATATAATAAACTAACAGAGGACGATCCATTTGGTTATGTTGCACAGGTTTCTGCCTATGCAGCAGCTAATGGTCTGGATCGTGCGGCCTTCCTTGCCATCAACAAGTCTACTGGTGAGGTATGTCTTTCTCAACTGCACAGTATGGATATGATCAATGCTAAAGAAAGAATTAAGCATCTTAAAAATGTGGTTGCTGACAGTAGCGTACCTGATAAGTGCTATTCCGATTTACCTGATGGTAAGTCTGGCAACCGTAAGCTTGCTGTTGGTTGTGTTTATTGCGAGCATAAGAGAGACTGTTGGTCGGATGCTAATGGCGGTCAAGGTCTACGTGCGTTCAAGTATTCGCAGGGTAGGCGGTATCTTACGCAGGTAGCGAAGCAGCCTGACGTACCGGAAGTCTCTGTCTAAGTGTCCAAGAAACATCATTGGGTTGGCGAGGTAGACCCTGATACATACTATGGTTTTGTTTACCTTATAACAAACACTGTCAGTGGCAGGAAATATATTGGTAGGAAGTTCTACCATACTTATAAGAAAAGAAAACGTGACAGAGAATCTAACTGGAGAGTGTACGCAGGATCATGTAAGCCACTCAAAGAAGACATGAAGCGTCTTGGTAAAGATAAGTTTACCTTTGAGATTATCTGTAACTATAAAACAAGAGGTGGTGTGGTAAGCGGTGAGGTACATTTCCAGACAGACAATGATGTACTCTCACCGGAACTACTGCCCTGTGGTGAGCGACTGTATTACAATGCTCAGCTAGGTGCTGTAAAGTTTATCGCTCCTGAGTTTCACAGTGCTAAAAGCCGTGCGAAGATAAGTGCTGGTAATATAGGCAAGACACTTAGTGCTGAAACTCGTGCGAAGTTAAGTGCTGCTCATACAGGCAAGACACTTAGTGCTGAACATCGTGCGAACATGAGTGCTGCTCAATCGGGAGAAAAACATCCTAATTTTAAAGGACCATATATTATAACATTTAAAGATGGTCACACTGAAGAATTCCAAACGCTAAAAAACATAGATGGGTATGATAGCAGTGCTTTATATAAAGTTATAAATGGTATTTATAAGCCTTATAAAGACATAGTAAAAATAGAAAGGATAGGGTCTGATGACAAATGAAGTACCGGACTTCGGTACACTGTACGATCTAACTGAGAAAGATTCAGACAAGACATTACATCTTGCCATAATCCTTCAAGCTTTGTTAGACTTATCCAAACCTAAAGAACCCAGTGAAAGTTTAGAGACAGTGCTGCATCGTGATCAAGCAAGCGCATGGGTCTTCTGTTCTATTGGAGTAACCTGTGAAAACTTTGAGGCAACGTGCGAGCTTGCTGGATTAGAACCTAAAGTAGTAAGAAGCTTCGCTATTAAAACTATAACATCGGAGAACGCTAATGAAATCAGAAGAAAAATTAACTCTTTCCTATGACCATTCAAACTATCCTATACAAGAGGGAAACTATTCTTATTACATGAGGCGTACAAAAGAAGCTAAAGCATTAAAGCAGCAAGTTGGAGGACAACATTACAAGGGATGTAAGATACAACCAGTAGAATATATTCATGCCAATGGGCTTGACTATCTAGAGGGCAATGTGATAAAATACATCACTCGCCATCGCACCAAAGGAGAAGGCAGGAAAGACATAGAGAAGGCTATCCACTACGCCCAACTCATATTGGAAATGGAATACGATAACTAAAGGGGGACAAACCTATGCCACAATTTCGATCTAACGAGAACCCAATGTTTCGCTCTAAGTTTAGCGAAGACATTTTCAAACACAAGTACGCCCATCATGGGTGTGAGACATGGGACGCACTGTCATCTGTATTGGTGGATGATGTGTGTAAAGAATATCTAAGTAAGGATGACAGAGACGCACTGAAGCGTATGATCACTGACCTAAAGTTTATTCCCGGTGGTCGTTACCTCTACTATGCAGGTAGAGAGAATAAGTTTTTTAATAATTGTTACCTGCTCAAAGCAGAGGAGGATACCAGAGAAGATTGGGCAGACATCTCATGGAAGTCTGAGTCCTGTCTTATGACAGGTGGTGGCATTGGTATTGACTACTCTGTCTATCGTGAAGAGGGACGTATCCTTAATGGTACTGGTGGTCTGTCAAGTGGACCCATACCTAAGATGCAGATGATCAACGAAATTGGTCGCAGGGTTATGCAGGGTGGTAGCCGTAGGTCTGCTATCTATGCCAGCCTGAACTGGAAACATCCTGATGTAGATAAATTTCTTACCAGCAAGAACTGGTATGACATGCCTGTTGGAGAGACAGGATTCTCTGTTGGTCAAGTTAAGGAGCAAGACTTTAACTTTAATGCTCCTCTTGATATGACAAATGTTAGCGTAAACTATGATACTGAATGGTTACTTAATTATTGGAAGACAGGAGATGTTGGGGATACTTTTAAGCAGAATGTTCGTCAAGCCCTATCAACTGCCGAGCCGGGTTTCTCGTTCAACTTCTTTGATAAAGAGAATGAGACGCTTCGCAACGCTTGTACGGAAGTTACTTCCGCTGATGATAGTGACGTGTGTAATCTTGGGTCTGTTAACATGGGCAGGATTGAAAGTCTTTCAGAGTTTGCTGAAGTAGTGGAGCTTGGTACTAAGTTCTTGTTGTGCGGTACGCTCAGAGCAAAACTTCCATACGCTAAAGTTTATGAAACCCGTGAGAAGAACCGTAGGCTTGGTCTTGGTTTGATGGGTATGCATGAATGGTTAATTAAGGGAGGAGAGAAGTATGAGGTTACTGAAGGACTTCACAAATGGCTATCGGTATATAAAGGAGTTAGTGATCACGTTAGCTCCAGCTTTGCTGATACTCTTGGCTGTAGTCGTCCTGTCGCTAATAGAGCCATTGCTCCAACTGGATCAATAGGTATTCTTGCAGGAACATCGACAGGTGTTGAGCCTATCTTTGCTGTTGCTTATAAGCGCAGGTATCTGAAGGGTGGTAATCGTTGGCACTATCAGTACGTGGTGGACAGTGCAGCACAGGAGATTATTGATCTCTATGGTATTGATCCAAAGAACATTGAGTCAGCACTTGATCTTGCAGAGGACTATCAGAGACGCATGAAGTTTCAGGCAGACGTACAGGACTATGTTGATATGTCTATCAGCAGTACAATTAATCTGCCTAAGTGGGGGAGTAAACTAAACAATGAAGATACTGTTGAAGAGTTTACTAATACTCTTGCTTCTTATGCTCACAGGCTGCGAGGTTTCACGGTGTATCCTGATGGATGTCGGGGAGGACAGCCTCTATCTTCGGTGTCGTATTCTGAAGCTGTAGAAAAACTTGGTGAGGAGTTTGAAGAAGGTCTTGAGACACATGACATCTGTGACATTACAGGTCATGGTGGATCGTGTGGGGTGTAACTGGTGGCCCACTGAGGAGTCAAAGGAGAAAAGTATGGAGTGTCAGAAACAATGTAAGCTTGATCCAACACAAACCTTTTGTGTAGTTTGTACTAGAACTATAAAAGAAATAGCAGAAAAAGGTAAAAAATATCTAAAAGAAATACAACATACTAGCACTTGTAGTTCAACTGGATAGAACAACAGACTTCTAATCTGTAGGTTGCAGGTTCGAGTCCTGCCAAGTGCGCCAAGAAAGTCCTTGACAATAAAGCTATTATGATGTTATAATAGTATAACGGTTAACTATGGAGTTATATATGAGAAAGTCCCCTAACACAGTTTACATTGGATACGATCCAAGAGAAGACGTAGCTTATGAAGTTTTAAAGTTTACGATTGAACGGATTGCTGTTGATAATGTAGACATCAAACCTCTGCGTCTGGATGTTCTGGAACGTATGGGTATGTACAATCGTAAGCATACAGTTCAAGATGGACAGATGATTGATGACATAGATGGTAAGCCGTTCTCTACTGAGTTCAGCTTCTCACGCTTTCTTGTACCTGCTCTGAATATGTATCAGGGTTGGGCTTTGTACATGGACTGTGACATGTATCTACGTACCGATATCAATGAAATCTTTGAAGAGTACAACATGGATTACTATCCAGCTTATTGTGTTAAGCATCAGTATGAACCTGCTGAAGAATACAAGATGGATGGTAAGAAGCAGGAACACTATCGCAGGAAGAACTGGTCAAGTCTTATTCTGTGGAACTGTGGACACGATCTAAATAGAAAGCTAACTCCTGAAGTTGTTAACACACAGTCAGGATCATGGCTGCATGGCTTTGAGTGGTTGCCTGACAAAGACTCTGACATTGGAACGATACATCAGGAGTGGAACTGGCTTGATGGTCATTCACCTGAAGATATGAAAGCTAAGAACGTACACTTTACTACAGGTGGACCGTGGTTTAAAGAATGGAAATGTGGTAGATCAATAGATGGTATCTACGCCTCTGAATGGAATGGAGATTACACATACCTTGCAGGGAAAGGAATAATTGAACCTTATGAACTTTAAAGTAGCTACAGCTTTTAATGAAAAGCTCTTTAAACAAAATGGACACAAACTTCTAGAGTCATTTAAGAATAATTGGCAACCTGATTTTGAGTTTCATTGTTATTACTATAACATGGACATTGATAATTACGATGTTCCTAAACAAAAGAATATCTTTTATCATAACCTAGAAGATGTTGAAGAGTACTCAAACTTTATTAAGGAGAATAAAGAACACAACGGAACAGAAGGTGGAGCTATAAATTATAGTGAAGCTTTAGATGGTATGTCTGCTGCACCTAAAGCATTTGCTATTAGTGAGTGTGCCTTTAACAATAGTGATGCATGGCTCCTTTGGTTGGAACCTCTTAGTCTTATTACCAAAGATATTAGAACTGAAACTCTTGAGAGATATATTAAAAAAGACTGTGACTTTATGTGTATGGAAGATGCTGATTACTTTGCAGCATTTAATCTTTCTAAACAAACCACGGTTGATCTTCTTGGCGATCTAAGAGGTGCTTACGTCTCAGGAGAATATCTTAACTACAGAGAATGGACAACCACCTTTATTCTTAGTCGTCTTCTTACTATCTATAATGCACATGGTTTTAATCTACATTCTTCTAACTCATTTAAAAGTTTGTTTATTAATCTGGCAGATAAATCTTCTGCTAACTTTAGAGACAGTCAGGGAAATAGGATAGTATCTTTATCTGAAACAGATACCACACCTGACATCCTACCTAATAGATATAAGCAGCTTGCTGATTTGATTCGACATTACAAACCTGAAACTATTCTTGAGACAGGTACATGGAATGGTGGTCGTGCTATTGAGATGGCTCTTGCTGCCTTTGACAATAGAGATGCTGTACATTACATTGGGTATGATTTGTTTGAAGATGCAACGGCAGAACTAGACGCAGAAGAAAATAATGTTAAGCCTCACAATACAAAGGCTGCTGTTGTAAAAAGGTTTGAAGAGTTTAAAGAACATATGAAGAGGGAAAAGAATAAAACATTTTCCTATGAGATACATAAAGGCAATGTTCGTGATACTCTTGAGAAAAGAAACGAACCTTTTGTTGCGGACCTTGCATTTATCGGTAGTGGTAATAGCGAAGAAACAGTACAACATGAGTACAACTGTTTGAAGAATACTCCTGTTGTAATCATGGATCATTTCTTTACAAAAGAACGTGATGAAACAGACAATCCTAATCCAGATGCTATAGTTATACCTGATGAAAAACATCAGGGAGTTAAGAAAGTTTTTGATGCTATTCTTATTAAGAAAGTAAACGCAGAAAAAACTACAGAAGATGGTTGGACAGAGTTTGATGAAAGTGTACCAACAAGAAAACATGTATTGCCTTCTACTGATAAAGTTCTGCCAGCAGGACATACACATCTTGCTGTTATACTTCACGATGCTACATTGGAAGAAGTTCCAGAAGACTTAAAACGTGTACCAATTATAGTACATCCCAGAGATTCTGTATCTAAAGAATACATTGCTAATAATATTAAATCTAATATGAAAAGCATTGATGAAAATAAATGGGTACAGAAGCATCCACCTCATAGAGAAGTCGGGGTCATTGTCTCTGCTGGACCTTATCTAGATTACGGTAAACTAGAAAAATTTATACATGAACATCCCGGCTGCAAAGTGCTTACTGTTAAACATGCACTGCCGGGTCTGATGAAGAATAATATTATTCCGTGGGGATGTATTGTTCTTGATCCACGACCCATTACTCAGAAGAGTACCCATAATATTATACGTAAGGACCTGTTTAAAACTACACATGCAGATACTAATTTCTTTGTAGCATCTATGACTGATCCATCAGTAACTGCACACCTTAAAGAACGTAATGTTAAACTGTGGGGATGGCATGCATTTACTGACTCACTAAGAACTGAAGAAGAACAGGGAGCGCAGATACAAAACCAACAGGTAAGGCTTAATGAAAGTCTTGGCATTCCTAAAGGAGCTACTCTTATTACTGGTGGTACATGTGCTGCAATGAGAGCTATTGGTATGATGCATACAATGGGGTTCAGAGATTTACACTTGTTTGGTTTTGACTGTTGCCGTGAAGAACCAACCAAAGAAGAGATGACAGAAACTACTGGTGATCTTGAAGGTGGGGAAACTCCCAAGCCTAAATACATACAAGTCAATGTTAAAGATCAAACTTACTGGACAACAGGTGAGCTACTAGCTATGGCACAGGATTGTGAAAAAGTATTTAGTGATCCCGGCCTTGACGGCATACTGACTTTTCATGGTGAAGATACTATGGTAGCTGACCTTTGGAAGATCAAAGAAGAACAAGACGCTAGAATTAAATTTAAAGGATATTATGATGTCTGATATTAGTATAGATAACATTAACAGTAGACATAACCCATCAGATGATTATGTGAATCTTGTTAAGATGTATGAGGAGAAGCATGATCAGGGAGAAGGAATGTTCAATGGACGTAGCCTTCTAAAGTTTGTGGACCTTATTAAACTATACCTGAAAAACAATGACTGTAAGTCTGTACTTGACTATGGGTGTGGCAAGGCAGTACTATATACTGATAAGTTTTCAGAGATGACTAATGAGATTGACTGTCCTCTTCCTGAATATTGGGAGTTGGATGAGTGTGAACTCTTTGATCCCGGCTATGAAAAATATAGTAAGCTTCCTATACATAAGAAAGACGCAGTGATATGCACAGATGTTCTTGAACATATTGCAGAAGAAGACTTGGGTTGGGTGGTTGAGGAAATCTTTTCATATGCAAAAAAGATGGTATTTCTAAACGTAGCTTGTTACGAAGCAGTAAAAGTTCTGCCTGATGGTAGGAATGCTCACATCTCTGTATTCTCCCCTAATGATTGGCTTCAGATGTTAGCTGAGAAAAGTAGAAAATTTAAACACTTGAAAATATATCTCTTTGCTGATACAATGGAAGAAGGAGATACCAAGACTTTTTATACTGAAGGTTATAGGATAGATCAGTATCCTCGTGTTGTTAAACTAAAGAAAGAGGAGGAACAAGAATGTTAGGTATTGCAGATTCAGTTATCGGTGTAGCCGGTAAGGTACTTGATAAGTTTGTAGAAGATAAAGACCTGAAGAAAAAGCTAGAGCATGAGCTTCAGACACAGATGGTATCGCTTGACCTTGCTCAAGCAGAAGCAAACATTGAACAGGCAAAGCATCCCTCCATCTTTGTAAGTGGAGCTAGGCCAGCTATCATGTGGGTATGTTGCTTTGCTTTGATGTGGCAGTTTATACTGGCACCTGTTCTGAGTTGGGGGCTTGCTATCTGGTATCCTATAGTAGAACTACCTGCACTGGATACACAAGCTTTGATGACACTCCTGCTTTCTCTTTTAGGACTTGGTGGTATGCGTACTGCTGAGAAGTGGAAGGGTGTAGCCAGAAGTAATATGAAATAATGTCTCTTAACGAGAAGCAAGAAAAGTTTGCAGAGGCTTACGTTCTGCATCGCAATGCAACTGAGGCAGCAAAGGCTGCTGGTTATGCTGCTGACTCTGCTTACAATCAAGGATACAGGTTACTACAGAATCAAGAAGTAGTTGATCGTGTACATGAACTTGAACAACAGCTTGAGACAGATGTTAATGTTATAGAAGAAATAGAAAGTCAGTATACATTTGCTAAAGCAAACGGACATACTAACAGTGCTATCAAAGCACTTGAACTATTGTCACGTATTCGTGGTTCTAATAGTGATAGTGGTTTATCTATGGATAAGGACACACTAGAGACTGCTATTGTTGGATGTTTAAATGTACTGGGAGAAGAGAAAGTTGTACACCTTTTATCTAAGTGTGAGTTTGCTACTGCCTTATTTGAAGAAGATGTTGTTGATGATGCAGAAGAACCGCTTGGAGACAGTGAAGAGGAAAATTCCCTACTGGTAGAGTAAAAAAGAAGGGCTAGGAGAGCCACTGAGTAGCCTTCTCTAGCCCTTCTGGTAGGCGTATAGCCCAGAGGTACTGATTCTTCTGTATGACGCTCCTAGCTCGTTACAGAGGATATTAACTTATTTACCTACTCTTTCACTAGGAACAGGAGGATGTGTTCCATTATGCATGGAATATAGTCTATCACAATCTTTTTGTAGTCGTTCTACATGCGTAACAATCTCTGCCATTTGCATATGATCTCTTCTAAGATTTTCAGGACTTGCCATCTTTGCTAAAATATTAATTCTTTGTTCCTGAGTTTCAGTTGAAGTGATTAGCTTATCACTACGAGCATCCATCTTACGCAGACGTTGCTCAATATCATCCAGCTTTTCTACTAACTGTTTAATCTGCATCTTAGCTACAGCACTGGCTCCTGCTACACTGAATAAGATGCCAGCAATAGTTACGACCAGACGTATGTCAATACCACCTTCCATACTAACCTCCGTATTATACGTTAGCAGGACCAACAATTATAGCTGTTAGTATTACTGCTATAAAAAATATAATAAATGAACGACCTGTCATTTACTTATAACTCCATAACCACGGACGAGGATGGTGATCCCCATCTTCCATTGTATCAAGGTGCAAGAAGCGGCGTTCATACATGCCACGTTGAGACACACCAATACCCTTGAACTCATGTATAATAGCAAGACGTAGTAGTTTAAAAGCTTCGTGACCACCAATTAAAATATCAGCAGCCTTACCATAGATATGTGCAGAGTTAGGTGAGCCACCTATTGTAGTATTATACGCTATGTCCCTGTAACCTGAAGATATAATCATTGGATTGTCGTAGTCTTTTCTTAAACGAATAAGTTTTTCCATAAACTCTTCATCCATATGGCACTCTCCAGTACCCTTACAACGCATCTCATCTTCAGTAAAGTATTCCCAGTTAGACACTTATCTTTCTCCTGTACTTGCACCAGCATACTGGCGATATATTTTAAATATTTCCTGTTGAGCTTCTTCAATGGGCGGCTTAGAACCTGTACGTTTCTTTGTGGACATTCCCCACTTGTAGATGTCACTCATCTTAGGTGGTGCAGGAACAAACACACCACGATTAACTAGATTATACAACATCTTCTTATCAAGTCTTTTACTGAATAACCCATCATCAGTTACAGCACGTATGATCTCTGCATTTGAAAGACCAATACTTTTAGCTTTGGTAATAACATCAAACATTTCTTTTGCATATTGATATTCTTTTCTTATACCATCTGAATACGCCTCAACAAGTTCATCGGATGTTATAGGAGTTCTTTGTTGGTATGCTCTCTGAAAAGTTTTGTTAGACTCGCCCATGTTTCGTTTCAAGGCACTGAGCTTAAAGCCAAGTGTATCTTTAATATCTATAGTCTCTGGCTTAATACCACTCAGACCAACAATCTGTTCGTCAAAAGCTTTTATCCTACCGCTTCTGGTAAAGCCGACAGGAGTACCATAGCTACCCAAAACAGTATCTCTTACTTCTTTAGCTGGTGCATTAAGCGATGTGCTGAAGTCTCTTGCTGTTTTAATAAGTCCCGGTTCAAATGTTTCCAGAGTTGTGACCACTCCGTTTCTGAACTTCTCACCAGCAGTATCAGTTTCTCTGAAGATAGGTCTGCCAAACTCATCCACATTAAACGCCATGCTTAGTGCTGCATCAGCCAACATGGAGAAACCAAATGTTTCTTTAAGAGGTTGCCATACAGACCTAGCAAAAGCTTCGTCAAGACTACTATCAATATCACTATCAGAAGACAATGCTCTGATACCAGCACGAATAGGGTCTTGTGTCTTGGACCACGGATTAAGATAACTAAGATTAATTCTTCTGGCTTTGCCATCTTCAGGCACACCAAGATAGAGGAAGTCTGCACCACGTTGCCACTCCTGATCAAAGGCTTCATAACCTTCCTTAACTGTATATGGCAGTTCTTTACCGTTCTCATCTGTGGCAGGTTGATCCATACCTGTCACTGCATAACCAGCAGCGGCCAGTGCAGGTGCAGCAGACTGTGCAGCTATGACAGAGCCAAGTCTACGCTGACCAGCAACAGATTGTGCCTGACCTTTCAATGTACCATCAGCATTTTCCTTACCAGTTCTCATTAACTGCTGCCCTTCTTTTATATCTTTAAGAGCAGTCTTGATAATATTTTTCTGAGTACGTATAATCTCTGTGGTGAAGGCAAAGAAGTCTGCTGCTGGAAGTAGTCTGGCAGTACGAACAAACTGTGGTACACCAGCATAGTTCTGCATATGCTTTGCAACTTCATTAGCAGCATACTCATCTAGCTCTGTTATCTCAATAAGCTTACCATCAGCACTGTTAAATCTTCTAACAACATCATCAGGATTAATACCCTTATCAGCAAGAACTTGTCTGTAAGTTCCCTTCTCATTTAGAAAGGCATACTGCTTCCACATATCATCCATTGACTGATAGAATTTAACAGCACTAACATTAAACTTCTTAGCTCTTTTTGCCAGACTATTTTTATCAGACAAAGCTTTGTTAGTAAAGTTCCAGAAAGAAGCATCACCAGCATCACTAAGTGCTGCACGGAAAGAACCCAAATCTGTACCACTTTGCAGATAACCAAGAGCAATACCTTTTTCCATTTCAGCATTAAGGTCTTCATCACTCATTCTATAAAGACCCTTCATAACTTTAGGTATCTCACTAAGGTTACGTGGGTTAAGATATCCAGCACCAGCCGACATCCAACCTGCACCTATAAAGTTACGAGCAATAGCAGTGGGACTGTAGACAGTCTTGGCTGCTCTGGTATGGCCCTGCAATGCAAGGTAAGCTTGCAGTGGTTTAATAGTTGTTTGAAAGATTTCATTACCATTAATAATACCAGCAGCAACTTCAGGATATGCATAGATGCCGCCTATACCTGTATCAACATCATCCATACCAAACTTAGGATCAATATCTTTTCTTAGTGGTAAGCTATCTCCTACAGGAACAAAGTCGTTACTAGAAGACTTGCTAGTTCTTACTCCCTGTATCAATCCTTTATTAGCAAGAGCAACTATATCTTTTTCATAATCAATGTTTGCTATGGTTTGATTTAGTTTAGAAACAGTCCTTGCATAGTTAACAAACGGGTCTTCGTACTCACCCATTAACATTCTAATCTCTTCAGGAATAGCTTCCTTTCCTTTAAGAATTTTAGCAGCATTAGCCTTATTAATAATTGCATTATTAGAAAATACTTTAAGCACATCGTCTTCGTTTGTATCTAATATTTTAGCAATAGTATTATTTATCTCTCCATCTTCAGACATAAATCTATCATATACTTCTTGATCTTTAGCATTTAGAGGTATGCCTCGTTCTTTTTTACCAATAGCAATACCAAATGCTTTATTATTTGACTTAGCCTGAGACTGAAGATATTCTTTTGCTTCTACAACAATAGGTTTACCACGCTTACCTGTACGAGTAGTAACTTCCTTACCCCAATTAGGGTTATCAAACTTTTCATATGAAGTTGTCAGGTATAGTTCGTCTTTGCCACCTGTACCCATAGAACTTTTAATCTTTGTCTCTAGATTAGAACCATCTCTAATTGCACCTGTTGCTAACAAATCTTCCTGAAGAGAAGTAACATTATTTCTCATCTTTTGAACCTGTTCTAAAACATCAGGTGCATTTTTTGCAAGTTCTTGTACTGCTGCTTCACGACCACGCAAAGCATCGTTAACTAATTTAGCCTGAATAGGACTAAGATTTTTTACACCAAAGTTTTTTCTAACAGCTTTGTTTAAATTTTCAAAAGATGTTGCTATCTGTCTTTCAGAAAGTTGACGAGAGTTATCTATCCTACGTCTTCCAGTTGACAGACGTTGTTGTGCTTCAGATGTAGTTCCTGTAACACCAGCATCAGAACGAAATACTTTACCAACACGACCTAGTATTTTTTCTGTACGTGTACGAGCTACACTAGCACTTTCTGGTTTAAAGAATTGTAACTGAGTTAGTTTAGTTGCAGCATACTTACCCGGTCCTGTTTTTGCAAGATCACTAAAGCCAGCAGCATTAAGCTCCTCATTAATCTCTCTAAGATTTTGCAGGGGAACAACCTCACCTATATCTATATTCAGAACACCATCTACTTCTAGTTCTTGCTGTGCCTGATCTGCTATATTTCTTGCACCAACAGAACCATCAACTTTAGAATATGTCTTGGTTGTCTCAGGAACTTTAGGCTGTTCGTCAACTATACGCTGTTGCTCTGCTGCTTCTCTTCTAGCTTGTCTTTTTCTACCAAGTTTTCTAAGCGCAACAGAAGGGGCAGCAAGTCCAAGGCCAATTCCAACACCTGCCAATGCCATAGCCGCAGTTTGTAGATAATCAGTTTCGGTTACTTGAGGGTCTTCCATAGCTTCCTGAGTATCAATATTAAAAGATTGATACATAAGATCATCTGACGCAGTATAACCAGCACCAATAGCACCTAATTCTACTGCTATTCTTTTACCACTTTTTTCTACAGCTTCTTTCTTTGCAGCTTCTTCAGCAACTTTTTTCCCAACCTTTGTTTTTGAAATTTGTTTAACAGCTTGATCTTTAATTTGTGATTTTAAAGTTTGTTTAAAACCATCAAGAGCAGCTTTTCTACCAATCGCTCTTGCTGCAAGACCTGTACCTAAACTACCTGCACCTACAATAGCTGTAGGATCAGTTACAGTTTGAAAGACAGCGTTTGCAAAAGAACCAAGACTGCCTTCTGTATTGTCCCATGTATCTAATGAATTAACCCATGCACGTTTAACATCGTCATCCATTAACTGAGCAGCATCATAAGCAGTCATACCTAAATTAGTTAGGTCATTACCAAAGCGAGAGTGCCTATTCCTAAACCAATAGTCTAAGTCTTTGTCAGAACCTTTATAGTCCTCACCCTTCTCATGCTTATAGATAGTCTTAGCATCTTTCAACCAGCCCTGATTCTTAACAAGATTATCCATAGTAGATTGTTCAGGCTCCTTAGTTTTTGTAGGTGCCTGTTGAGTTTGTTCAGTAGTGTTAAATATAGAAAAGTTTCCAGAAGATTGTGTCTGGTTTTCTGGTAAAACATTTTCAGCAGGACTAGTTTGTTCCTCAGTAAAAATACTAAAGTTAGTTGCCATTTAATTATACCTTATTTTTACTATATTGTCCTGCGTTATAAGCATCTTTTATTCGTTGAGCTATCTTCATGTATTCTTCATTTGCCGCTTGGATGCCTCGTGTATTAGCAACTTCTATAGCTTTTTGTCTAGCTTTGTTTAAGTCTGCTTCAATTTCAGGAAATGGTTTTCCATCAATAAAAGCTTGTCCAAAAACTGCGGCATTATTACTATCAAACATTTTTATAAGAGCATTAGTTTCAGTAGGACTTAATTCAGTTGTACCTTCTGCTTTTGCTTCAGCTTTTAGTTTTTCAATCTCTGCTTTAAGCTTCTCACCTTTCAGACCAGCATTGATAAGCTCAAGTGCCTTACGCTGTTTAGCATACGGTAGGTCAAGTATCTTATCTTCAAGCTTAAACTCTCTTGCCAGTGCCAGTGCTTCACGCTCTTCTCCTCTGGACAATAGCTGACCTTCAGCCTCAAACTCTTTCTCAGACTCTTCGGCTCTTCTTCTTCCAAACTCATCCTCAACTTTAAGAAGCTTTGCTCTACGTTCTTTATCTGCTTCGCTTAGTCTAGAGGTTGTATTGCCAAGACCTTCAGCAAGTCTAGCACCTATACCAGTTGTTTCGTCATAGTCTCTTGTTCTTAGAAGGCTCTGAGATAACTGTGACAGAAGAGTTCCTATAGGATCAGCCTCACCAATAAGTTCTCTTCTACGTTGATAGTCAGCATCTCTCTCAGCCCTGCGACGATCAGCCATACTCTTATTAAAAGCTCTTCTTTCTTTATCAGACTTACCATAGAAGCCTTCTCTTCTACGTTCTCTTTCTTCGGCCCGTCTTCTTACAACATCAGGGTCATACATATCAGGCCGCATTCTTGCATCAATCTGATCTTGAGTAAGTCGATTTCTATCTCCAAACCTATTATAAAGTTCAACATCAATACCAGAAGGAGCTTCGCTAGGAGTTCTTTCTGCTAGTTTAATTAAATCTTCTGGAGATATAGAAGGTTCTGGAAGTGGTCCTGTTTCTAGTCCTGTAAAATCAGATGCAGGAGTATACAGTAAGTTTCGTGCTTCGTCTGTTTCTATTTTTTCTCTTGCTGCTCTAGCTCTACCAGTTTCTCTATTATTAAACTGAGGAAGATTTGCTAATCTTTTACGTGAAGCTTCATAAGCAGTTAAATTACCACCATCTTGCCTTTCAATAATATCAGACAAACCACCACCAGTTTTACCAAATACACTACCAACTCCTGAAGTAAAGGAACCAAAAGTCTGAGGTGCAATCTGACGGAATGTATTAGCAGCAGCAAGACCAGTACCAAGCAACTGTGCGCCACTGCTAGGTGCATTAAAGTTACGACCAGCCTGTGATGTACTGGTTACATCACGCTGCGACAAGAGGGGATTACCATAGACAAACCCAGAATACTTAGCAAGCTGTTCTTCAGGAAATGCTTTCTGTTCCAAAAACTTAAAGTATTGTTCATCCAAAGCTTTCTGAGCAAGGTTCTGCTTCTGCTCACCAACAGTTTGCAAGGCTCCCTGTTGAGCAAGACCTTGACTAAACATAGCAGGGCCAAGTGCAGCAGTCTGACTTGCCTGTCCTGCTTCCCGTTGCTTTTGATTCTGAAACTGCTGTTGAGCATTAAGGAAAGATGACTGCAATCCTTTAGCTTCAATATCTCCAAGCCTTGTCTGCAAACCTTCTCCAAGAATACCAGCCTGTACACCAGCCCGTGAACCAAGACCAGACATACCACCAGCCTGTACAGCCTGTGCTTCAAACTGTGGCATAATATTACGTTCAAAGTCTTCAACAGCTTTTCTCTTTTCTATATCAGTGACTGCTCTCTGATACGGAGACATATATTCCTGTGCTACTTCAGGAGTAAACTTCTCTCCCTGCTGACGCTGTAGGTCAAGAGCTTCCTGTTGAAGAGTAGTTCCCTGTCCTGCCCTGCCAAGTGCAGCAAGGCCAGCCTGTGCTTCTGTTTGCTCTTCTGTCTGAGGAGCAGTTACCGCACCAGTATAAGGATCATATCCCTGATTCATTATCATGCGATAATAATCTTGAGCCTCTGTCAAAACATCAGAAGCAAAGGGAGCTACTTCATCAGGTATTCTGGAGAACTGATTAGTGTTCTGGAAGGTAGCTTGCGGAGTACCACCACCACCTTTACTATACTGAGGAAGACCTGTGTTGGGATTAAGCGTACCAGAACCACCACACTTTCTAAGAAGATTAGCTTCAAAGGTATTAATATGGGCAAGCTCAGTATCTCCCTCAACACCAAGTTCTGCAATGTCTTTATAAAGTTCTTTAAGAACTTCAATCTTATCCTTTACAGATAAGTCATCTAAAAACATTTTAATATTTTGTTTCACAGTCATATTTCCACTTCCCTTGTTAAAACAGTGCAGAACTTTTTAAAGCCAACCTTTGCAAGAACTCTAAGCCAACCATCTCTACCGCACACTTCAAATCTTTTTACATTATTTTTCTTAGCAAACTTATGTATCTCAGAATCTTTATCCCAAAAAATATCAAACCATCTATTCATATTATTTTTCTTACCACCGGCAAGAACTATTCGTAGTCTAGTTTCTCTTGGATAAGTAACAAACTCTGTAACTACTGCTACTAATATCTCTTCTTCATTACCTATAATCCATAAATGCATATATCCATTTGTTAACCAGTTATATACATCTTCTAAATTAAACTCACCAAGATTAAAATCTATTGGTTTTTGAACTAAGTCTTTAACCAGAGGCCAAATTAATTCTATTGATTGTGGTTGTATTTTTATAAACTTCATTAACCCATCATTGATACAAGAGTTTGCAAACCATTAATTTCATTAGGCTGTTCATCAGTCCCATAAGCTTCTTGTCGTATACCTTTAACAACAGCATCCATGTAGTCAGCACCCTTATCAGGATTACCATTACCAAGCGCAGCCATTGTATGACTATCAACAACATATTCTGTAGGACTAACAGCCAGAGTAGCAACTTGCTCTTCGCCTTCTTTGATAGGCATGTATACATTGTCCTGCATACCACCACCATCACCGGGAACTCTGCCAGCAAACTCACCACCAGCAGCTAACTCGTATAAACCACCACCACTTTTAGCCTCAACTTCAGGAGGTAGCTGAACATCTGGTAGATTAGCATAGGCTAACCGTGCGGTTTCAAAATCATTAGGATTACGTCTGGGCTGTAATCCCTGCATAATTTCTGAAAGAATAGGACTGCCTTCACCATATGCCTGTGTTAGTAGTCTTTCTGTATTAACAGTTGGACCCGGCGGTTGTTCAAAGAAACCAGTAGCCAATCTATATTGATTTCTTTGTTGTGCAGCATCAAATGATGGTAGGTTAGGATCGTTTAAACCTCCATACCTTCCATCATCAATACCAATAAATTCTTTAGGTTTAGCAGGTTCGGCTGGTCTATTATTAACATTTTGCAACTGATTAAGCAAAGCATTATATTGAGATTCAAAAGCTGCTGCACCACCACTTCTAGGCTGATATCCTCCCGGCCCTTCTCCTCGACGATACAAAAGTTCCGCATACCCGCCACCCGGCATACGAGGATTGTTTCCAAAGTTAAGAGGTTGTCCTAATTGAAAACTTATCATATTAGGCAGACCAGCAGCAACATATTCTGATCCTTCAACTCCATATTCTACTGCAAGGTCTTGCATTTGTTTTAATATTTCATCTCTAGTAGGACCAGTATTTAATGGACCAGAATCTCTACGATAAAGTACAGGACCACCTTCAGCGGCAAGTCTCATTAATCCACTATCAGAAGATGGAAGAGACATTCCTCTATCCTCTGCTGCTTTGGTAAAACTTTCAAACATATTTTTTTTCTCACCACGTTCCATCAAAGTAGCAAGGGCAATACCTCCCATAATTTTAAGAGGATCGGTTTCAGCTTGAGGAGCCATAGGAGCAGCCACAGGAGGAGCTATACCAGCAAGACCAGAAGGAGGCATGGCAGGACCACCCATTGCTGGTGCTGGTTGTGGCATAGCTTGTGGAGCCATTGCAGGAGAAGGGGCAGGAGGCATCATTCCCTGTGCTTGCGGAGGAGGTGGGGGCATACCGCCACTACGTACAGCAGCCATAGTATCAAGGCTTTCAGGCATTCCTTGACTACCCATTGTTTCTTTCATTTCCATCATTTCTCTTAATGCCATTATTTTAACTTCCCATAATTAGATTGCAATGCTGTTTGATCTGCAATAAAGTTACTACTATTATACCCTATTTTATTCATTTTGCCAAATTGTTCTTGCGCTTGATCTATTCTAAATCTAGAAGGATCAAGAGCTTGACCAGTATTATAGTTTTTTAACAGAGTACTATTTTGTATCATTTTCATATGATCGCTAATTGAGTTCATTAATTTAAATCCTGCCATGATGTTTCTGCTCCAAGACTTACATAGCCTTTAAATTTACCAGAACTTACTGAGTAAGCTATATCGCCTTTCTTGGGTCGTCCTATTTCTGTAACTGTAGTAACAGTAAATATATTAGTAGATGGTTTTGTGTCTATCTGAGTATCTCTTGTATCCAAATCATTTACCAAAGCAGATGCCCAATTTCTTACTGTACTATAAGCATCTTCTATACTATCACTATTAATAACAAAAGGTAAAGTAGGGTATCTTGCCATTATCTTCTACCATCTCCCTGTAGTGCAAGTCGAAGTGATCCCCATCTCCAACTCGTACCATTGGAATCACAAGACACCCTAACTTTAGCTTGCCTTCCTCTACTTCTGAAGTCAACCTTTTGTGTTGCATTTGTAATATCAAATTCTTTTGTAACTTCCTCAGAAGCTTCTGGATACTGTTGAGTAGTAATCTTCATTTTAATTTTACCACCATTTACCATTTCATAATCAGGAATAACTCTGTTCATAAACATGATGGCATTACCATCTGCAATATCAAAATCAGCAGACTCAACAAATGAACTTAGTGTTTCATTATTAGCACCAACAAATACAGAGACAGGCTCATTGTTATAAATATTATTACCTGCCGCCGTAACGCCTGTTGTGATGGTATTTCCAAATACTTCTTTATCAGCAAAAGTAGTAAAAAACATAGTACCGTATACCCAATAATTATCAACAGGATTGTAGATAACATATTTATCACACTCCGTTCTATCGCCTGAAGGATATAACCAAATGATTTCGTTAAACTCTGAGTTGGTTCCTGCATATACTTTGGTATAGTAGTTTTGATTAATATCATCAAAGATAAATCTACGAACTGTACAGGGTAAAGTTTCTACTTGCCCACTAAATCTATAGAAGTTACCAAAGCCCATCCAGTATGTCACACCATTGAAATCAATACCAGCATGAGGTCCAACCATACCACAATTACTACCAGCCTGTGTAAATCTAAACGTAAAGGGAGGTCCAACAAAAGCCATAGTCCATAAAGAATTATCTGTCCAAATATTAATAGCATTCTTTGAACGCTTTGCACCTATAATTTTAGTACCATCAGTTAGTACAACTTCACCAGCCGTTGTATTAGCAGCAGGAACCCAATTACTTTTATCATCTTGATCAGACCACCTAACTAGCATAGGATTAAAAGTACCACTTACTGTAGCATCAACAGCAAATTCGTTAGTTCCAAAAGCAATAAGATGTCTATCATTTGGAGAAACAAGAATAGAGTTTACACTAATAGGAGAGGTTGTTATAGAAGCAGCATGTACTTGACCCGGTATTGTAGAACTATCAACATCCCAATAAAATATATTACTTCCACTGCGATTAGCTACAATATCTTCTCCCCAGTTATCTAAGCTCCACTGCGTTACATCAAAAGCAATACCACTTGATGCTGGCTGATTCCATGCTCTAGTATTTGAAGCACAGACAGTAGCTTGGAAAGAAGCAGCACCATAACCAAGTCCCGCTGCTACAACAGAAAAACCTGTAGGTAAATAATATTGAAATGTTGCTGATCCTACATCACTGCCAGTTGCATTGGCAGCACTGCTTACACTAATAGTAAATACATTAGCACTTGCTACTGATGTTATAGGATAAACATTTCCCTGTAAACTTACAGCATTAAAAGCTGCGGAAGAAGTGAAGAGAACATAGTTACCAACTTTCTGGTTGTGTCCCGCATCGGAACAACAAACTCTTGTACTACCTGAAGAAGTTCCAAAACAGCTTGCCAGTGTAACGGCAGTAACAATAGGCGTAATGTCATATAACTGATCGCCATCTTGTTCATAAAGTTTATCAGGCGTACCAAAAACAATCCTACTTATTCCAGAACTGTCTGACCATGTAATTAAGTCTCTGGCAGAACCATCAAAAGTAGCAGCCAAAGCTCTGGTCTGATAACCTCTTAAATTTTCAGGACGACCTGCACGAAAACGTACACGATCACCGTCAAACCAACTACCCTCTTCAGCATACTGGGTTGTTTCTCTATTAAAGCCTTGTTTAAAATCAAACTTTTTAAGTTCTGTCATTCTATTCTATCCTAGTTATGACTTTATATTACTTACCACGACTATCATAGTAACCATTAGTATTAATATATACTGTACTATTAAAGCTTTGTCTAAAGGCAACCTGACTTGAAGTATTAGTTAGAACAATATGAGTGCCAGCAGCCCATGTACCATTTGCATCAGAACTATTTTCACCAGCGTTATTTGCATTACTATTGGCAGGAGTAGCGTCATCAACATCAGGATTTGTAAGTGTTATTACAACCTGAGAGTTTGAACCTGCAACTACTCCTACAAGTCCTAGAATTGCTCGGCATTGTACGCCTAAAGGACTAGTTACTGTTTGCAAAACTCTGCTTGTTCCCAGACCACTACCATTAACATTATTAATTTGTGTACTCCATATAAACTCATCACCAAACTGAATGAATGAAATAATATTACTACTACCATCAGTAAGAACAGAACCTATACGTCGAAATGCAGAAGCTACTCCTGACGTTCCTACAAGATTAGATGCATTTACAGCCGTATCAAAACCAGCATCAACTCCTCCAGCATCGGTTGCAACTACAAAAACATGATACCAAGTATTTGTTGATAAAGATACACCATCTGCCATACCGCCATTACCATCTCCAGATGCCCATGTTGCATCTATTTGTTTAGTCATAGCAGAAGACAATGTTAAATCAGTACCATTTGCATTGTCTCTGGCAGCACCAGCAGCTATATCAATATCATGTGCTGAATCAGTACTATTATTAGAAAGTGTAAGACCACCTAAATAGTTTATTGGTAATCCTGTTGTAAGCCCTGTTAGATTACTACCATCTCCAAACAAAGTAGTTGCTACCATATTTCCTGTAATAGAAACACCAACAGTAGTTGTTACTAATTTTTTAGCATTATCAAAGTATAGTTCAACTGCACCATTTTCAGTACCAGTAAGTATAGTTTCATTAACAGCGGCATTTTTAACAGCAAAGATATTTGATCCAACAATTAAGTTACCTGTTCCTGCTTCTTGTATATAGCTATTAGAAGCATCGTGATAAATTTGAAGATCACTTCCAGTTCCAATATTTAACTTAGCATTATCAACAAAAAGAGCAGACGTAGAAACATTAAGAGTGCTTGTATTTACAGTTCCTGCTGTAATAGTTGTAGCTACTAGATTTGTAAAGGTATTACTTTTTACAGGATATACTGTTGTTCCATTAGTTACATATAAAGCAGTCTCGGCTGAATTAACTGTAACTCCAGTATGACCAGCTACTCTCATTACCACTGAATCTGTTGCGTCATTATATGATACAGAGTTTCTAACAATATAAGATTTAGAATTATTAGGGATAAGAACTACTATATCATTGTGCGTCCCACCAACTGTTCCTTTAAATTCAAGAATAGCAGAACGAGCCTGATCACCAGCACCCTGAACATTAGTCAAGGTTACAGTTGCAGCACTCCCAATTGATACTGTAGTATATCCAGCAATGGCATCATCAACAAGACTGATAACTCCATCATTGAGAATAGCTCCCCAACTGTTTGGATTTTCTCCATCCCCTTGTTTTGTTAGGCGAAGATTTGTTGTATATGTACTTGCCATTATACTGCCTTTCTTTTAGCTTTTTCTTTACACTCTGATCGTAAAATTTTTGTGTTTGCTTCTATTGTTATTTGATTAATAACATTTGCATAGTTCATGCAGTTTACTATATCAGGAAATGGTCCTGTTACAGAATGTTCTTTAATAGGTTCACCTGTAGGTAACATTGTTATTATAATTACTGAGATATAATAAAACATTACTCTACTAACTCAGGCCAATCATAGAGTATACCTGACTTTGTAATACTACCATCATCTTCTGTTGTATATGTTAAAAATAGTCCAGCAATAGCATCTGTATTAGCAGCATTGGTTATAGCTGTTTCCATCTCTGTTGCTTTACTCCTAATTGCATTGCGCCATGTTTGTATATTAGATGGTACTGCTACAGTTGTATCTATATAACGAACAACTGCCCAATCACTCTGTGAAAGAAGAGATGCTTGTTGTACCTTAACTTCTTGAATTAGATTAGACTTAACACCAAGAGTAACAACTTGATTTCCATCTTCATCTAATAGGGCATTACCATCTTCATCTACTTCATTAACATCTTCAATAGCTTTAGCAGTAGATGTAATAGTACCATCAGAGTTTTGTCCCCAATGATATAGTCTACTATCAGGTGGAGTTTCTTCTACTATCTCAACAACACCAGCAGCTACTTTTTCTGAGGCAGACCAGATATGCCAGTTAGCAGGATTCTGAACACCATTGTCAGCGGTCCATGCTCTACCTACTGTAATCGTTCTGCCATTATGTTTCCACATTACTTTCTTCTCCTATTATCTTGCTGTAGCTGGTGCAACGCCGTCACCGCCGAATGGGTGTTCTGCAAAGGCTATGTATGTCACTGTATACCCAGAACCGTTGACAGCACCCCAAGTCGTTCTCACTTTGAATCCATTTGAAAGAATGTCCCAGTTATCTGAGCCACTGCTTTCAGCAGAATTTTCATTAGGCTGTAATACATGATTTACAGCGTTATAGGTATCTCGTTGGTTATCCAACATTACCCAACCAGTAGGAGCATTGGAAGTTACCTTAAAGATAATAAAAGCAGGTTTGAAACCCGTGTAAACAAAAGGACCATCTGTCGATCCATTGCCGGTGTAACTTCCGATAGAACTATAGTTGGGAATTTCTGCGAATGCATAACAGATCATGTTGTTCGTGCCGCTACCATTGCTGGCAACATTGCTGCCCAGATTAATTACACTGCTAGTTGGATATGCGCTGTTCCAGACAGCCGCTGCTGTATCAAGAGCATCAGAAGAATTTAGGTTAAGGAATTTTGTATTGGGGTAGAGCGTACTGCCCACCATCCAGCTATTTGTTGTAGCAGTATTTTTCACAATGTAGAGCGAGGGCTGGATACCTAACCCATGTCCGATAGTGCCGTTCGCCCCTGTGCCGGACCATTCTATAATACTAAACCCAGCCGTGGTATTAACGGATGTCGCAGTTGTGTTGATGCTGCCATCAGTGTTGCCGCTGCCGGAGCCGTTGGCTAACCATTGCCATCCGACCATAGAGTTGCCGCTGGTATTTACCTCGCCTCTGTTTCCGACAGTAAACCCATCTGTGTCAAAACTGGTTAGACCCTCTGAAACGGTTGCCTCCGCTTGAGTAGTAGAAGAAAAGAGTACTTTTGTAACACCCCTTACAGCATCGTAAAGATCATGTTCATTTCCAGCACTTGTTCTGTTTTTAATCCAAGCAAAGTCAGGCTGAAATGTACTGTTTCCAGATTGATTTACTTCAAGACCACCGGAGCCAATAGCTGTTCCATTGCCGGTGTACAGCGTAGTCTGAAAATACTTTGACCCATCTGCGACTGTTGGTGTGGGAAGGTTGGCGGTGCAGAGAGTTTTGTAAGAGCTATCAGTAGGTGTGTATCCGCTTTGACCAAAATCTGACAAAGTATCACCGCCAGCAGTTGAATAGTGATCTTGCGCTGGCTTCCACCGTCCTGTTAATCCTGTTACAGCAACACCTTGTGCTGAACCCTCATGCCAAAAACTTAACGCACCATTATCAGCATCCCAACCAACTTCAATTACATCACCATCTGCCCAAGCTGCCCCATAAGAAGAGTTGCTACCTGCTGACGCAGAAAAGAAACGTCCATCTGCACCATAGCCTTCTCCTGTGCCACCGGAACGCATCGGGCTACGTAAATCTGCGTTATTTGAAGGAACAATCCCAAGAACAGGATACTCAGCACCACTGCCCATGTTTAATGTAGCTGTAATTTTCCATGCCCACTTGCCAGTTTCGGGAAGCATTGGCGCAAACACGCTTCCCTCTGCTGATGACGTACAATCAGCCCTCAAGTTGCCATCAAGAATGGTTACATTAGAGGCATGACGATCAGTTGGGTTTAATGTCCAGAAATTGTTAGTCGGCGTATCGCCCATCTGATCTGCGGTGGTTAGTCCACTGGAGGTAAGATCGTTTCCGTTGCCTGACTCATCGTCTCCAAGATCAGAGCTATCCCGGCCATCTATAAAAAAACCATTATTTCCATAGCTTCCTGAGTAAGCTTTTGGCACCCATACACCATCGGCGTTGGTTTCACCAAAGCTGGCAGGAGTTAAGGCTTGACCATCTATAAAATTAAACTCGGCTATATAACCATCAAAAAACTGAGACGCACCACCCCCAGAGGCGTTTGATCCTATTACATGCTCAACAGAACTACTGTTAGCAGTAAAGTTTGTTGAATAACTAGAACCGGGATAATTCTCTGTAGCAAAAGCCGTGACTTGAGAGCCATTAACATATAGTGCGGCTCTACTGCTTTCAGCAGCGCCGGTATTAAGGACAGCAACTATGTGATACCACGCCCCGACATCTCTAAAAAGTTGGGTTGTCTTTAAATCATAATCACTGGACGCTTGACTAAACTGAAGTTGATTGCCCGTACCAAAACGTAATGATTCTGCTGTTGAACCACTTGGATCGCCACCATAAATAATTACGGAGTTTGATCCAAAATTATTACCACGTTTAACCCAAACGCTAATGGTGCAAACTGTTGAAGATGTCGGGCTTTGACCAAAACCGTCTCTTGCTAGATGAGCAGAATCGTTGTCGTTAAAACGAATGCTCTGATCAATCTCATATCCTGTTGCTTGACCAGCAGCACCCATTAAAAGATTATTACTAAATACCATTCTTATTAATCCTAACTATAAGCTTGTGTCATTACTGCTTGAATATTTTCAGCAGTGTTATCAGTGGAAATAGATACAACAATATAATCTAATCTATCCATTGCATTATCAGCAGTTGAGAATGTTGGGGCTGTACCACCAATAAAGTTCCAACAAGCATTATAAGCAACCGTACCAGAGCCACCATCCTGCATAAGAAGAATACTACCAACCTGTCCTACTCTTGCATTGGTAGGACGTGCCAGTGTATGTGCGGCAGTAACAGAGGTAAAGAAGTTCTGTGCTATACCGAAGTTAAGAGACACAGACGTCACACCATTAATTGCAGTGGTATGTACAGCAGCAGCCGCTGACTCAGTTAGCTGTAGTTGTCCTTCCAGAGAAGTATTACCAGATACTCGTATAGTTCCAAGAAAACCAGAGTTACCTGTAATCGTAGCTGTGCCTGTAATGTGTGTAGTACCTTCCAAAGAAGTAGCACCAGATACTCTAACAGTTCCCAAGAAGCCTGAGTTACCTGTAATAGTAGTAGCACCTGTTACTTTAAGTGTACCAACTAACTGAGTATTTCCTGATACACATACATCACTATCAAACTCTGCCTTACCACCAACAACCAAACCAGCTTCAAGACTTGTAGCACCGCTTACTCGTACTGTGCCTAAGAATCCAGCATTACCTGTAGCAGTAACAGTGCTAAGAAGATTAGTTGCTCCTCCAACGCTAAGAGTCGAGGCTAGAGAAACCGCTCCTGCAACGGTAAGTGTACTGTTAAGATCAACAGCACCCTCTAGTGATGTTGCTCCAGCAACTCTAAGCGTACCACCTAGTACAGTGTTACCGCTTACTGATACGTCATCTTTAAATGTACCAGCGCCTACTACAGTAACAGTGCTTGCTAGATTGGTTGCTCCACCTACACTAAGAGTTGATGCTAAAGATACAGCACCAGCCACAGTAAGCGTACTGTTAAGATCAACCGCACCCTCTAGTGATGTTGCTCCTACAACTCTTAGCGTTCCTCCAACTACAGTGTTACCTGCTATTGAGGCTGTACTTTGAAGGTGTACGGCACCAACTACTGTTACGGTACTTCCAAATACTGCTGCACCATTTACTGAGACTGTGCTTTGAAGATGTGTTGCACCTGCCACACTAAGTGTACTATTAAGATCAACAGCACCCTCTAGTGACGTTGCTCCAGCAACTCTAAGTGTACCTCCAAGTATAGCATTGCCATTTACTGAGACTGTACTTTGAAGATGTGCTGCTCCAACTACTGTAACTGTAGATGCAAAGTTTGCTGCTCCACCTACTGAAAGAGTCGAAGCAAGTGACACTGCTCCTGCCACAGTAAGTGTGCTATTAAGATCAACAGCACCCTCCAATGAAGTTGCTCCAGCAACTCTTAGTGTACCTCCAACTACAGTATTACCTGCTATTGAAGCTGTACTTTGAAGGTGTGCTGCACCAACTACTGTAACTGTACTACCAAATACTGCTGCTCCACCTACTGATACTGTACTTTGAAGATGTGCTGCACCAGCAACTGTGGCAGTACCGCCTACAAATAAAGTACCACCTATTGTAGCATTGTTAACAGAAATATTTCCACTTATATCTGCTGAAATACCTGTTAAATTAGAACCATCTCCATAGTAAGCACTGGCACATACTCTTGCATTAACAGCTTGTACATTTGTACCAGTAATAGTAACAGTACTTAGAAAGTTTGCTGCACCACCTACTGAAAGAGTAGAAGCAAGTGATACTGCACCAGCAACAGTAAGTGTGCTATTAAGATCAACTGCACCCTCTAGTGATGTTGCTCCAGCAACTCTTAGTGTACCTCCAACTACAGTATTACCTGCTATTGAAGCTGTACTTTGAAGGTGTGCTGCACCAACTACTGTAACTGTAGATGCAAAGTTTGCTGCACCACCTACTGAAAGAGTAGAAGCAAGTGATACTGCTCCTGCCACAGTAAGTGTACTGTTAAGATCAACTGCACCCTCAAGAGAAGTTGCTCCCACAACTCTGAGCGTACCTCCAGCTAGAACATTACTAACAGAAATATTTCCACCTACGTCTGCATCTATACCTGTAATATTACTACCATCACCATAGTATGCAGATGCACATACAGCAGCATTAATAAATTTAACAGCCGTTCCAGTTGCTGTTAGATTTCCTGAAACAGAAACATTACTTTTAAACGTACCATCACCAACTACTGTAACAGTACTAGCAAAGTTTGCTGCTCCACCTACGCTTAGTGTAGAAGCAAGTGACACTGCACCAGCAACAGTAAGTGTGCTATTAAGATCAACTGCACCCTCTAGTGATGTTGCTCCAGCAACTCTTAGTGTACCTCCAACTATAGTATTACCTGCTATTGAAGCTGTACTTTGGAGATGAGCAGCACCAACTACTGTAACAGTACTGGCAAATACTGCTGCTCCACCTACTGATACTGTACTCTGAAGATGTGCAGCATCGACTACTGTTACAGTAGATGCAAAGTTTGCTGCTCCACCTACACTTAGAGTCGAAGCAAGTGATACTGCACCAGCAACAGTAAGCGTACTGTTAAGATCAACAGCACCCTCCAATGAAGTTGCTCCAGCAACTCTGAGTGTGCCTCCAACTACAGTATTACCTGCTATTGAAGCTGTACTTTGAAGGTGTGCTGCACCAACTACTGTAACTGTAGATGCAAAGTTTGCAGCACCTCCTACTGATAATGAAGAGGCTAGTGATACTGCTCCAGCAACTGTGACAGTACCTCCAACATTTATATTGCCAGACACAGAAACACTATCTTTAAAAGTACCTGCACCAACAACCGTTACAGTACCACCAACCAAAAGATTAGTTACAGATAAGTTACCTTCTACTGATGTAATAATTCCAGTAAGGTTTGAGCCGTCTCCATAGTATGCACTTGCACATACTCTTGCATTAACAGCTTGTACATTTGTACCAGTAATAGTAACTGTGCTAAGAAAGTTTGCAGCACCTCCTACTGAGAGAGTAGAAGCAAGTGACACTGCACCAGCAACAGTAAGCGTACTGTTAAGATCAACAGCACCCTCCAATGAAGTTGCTCCAGCAACTCGTAAAGTTCCCCCAACTACAGTATTACCTGCTATTGAGGCTGTGCTTTGAAGATGTGCTGCGCCGACTACCGTAACTGTACTAGCAAAGTTTGCAGCACCTCCTACTGATACTGTACTCTGAAGATGTGCCGCTCCTACAACAGTAACTATTGCTCCAAGTCTTGTATTACCTGCAACTGTTACTGTGCTAAGAAAATTAGTAACACCGCCAACTGATAGTGTTGATGCTAGTGACACTGCGCCTGTAACACTAAGAGTGCCACCTATTGATGTATTGCCACCAACAGCTAAATTACCACTAACAGAAACATCTCCATCGTAAGTTATTCCTCCAGCAGCAAACAGTGTACCAGCTACTGATACATTACCAGCTATATCAAGATCGCCACTTACAGAGACATTACTCTTAAACGTACCAGCACCTACTACAGTTACAGTACTGCCAAATACTGCTGCACCTGCTATAGATGCTGTACTTTGGAGATGAGCAGCACCTACTACTGTAACTGTGCTGGCAAAGTTTGCTGCTCCACCTACACTTAGAGTCGAAGCAAGTGATACTGCTCCTGCCACAGTAAGCGTACTATTAAGATCAACGGCACCTTCTAGTGACGTTGCCCCTGCAACTCTTAGTGTGCCACCAAATACAGTGTTGCCTGATACAGACACATCATCTTTAAATTCAGCTTTACCTGTAGTTATTAATGTACCACCTACAGAAGTATTACCTGCAATATTTACCGCACCTGATATAGAGACAGCATCTTCAAATATAGCAACACCAGCTACAGTAACTGTGCCACCTACAAATAAGTTACCACCTACTGTAGCATTGTTTACAGAAACATTCCCACTAATTCCTACATTTGTAAGATTAGAACCATCACCATAATACGCACTGGCACATACTCTTGCATTAGCAGCTTGAATATTTGTGCCAGCAATGGTTACTGTACTTGCAAAGTTTGCTGCACCACCTACACTAAGAGTAGAGGCAAGACTTACTGCTCCGGCTATTGTTACTGTACCACCAAGATTAGTATTACCACTTACAGAGACATCATCCTTAAATGTACCTATACCAACTACTGTTACTGTGGATGCAAAGGTTGCTGCTCCTGCAACAGACAGTGTGCTTTGAAGATGCGTGGCACCAAGAGCAGTAACTGTATTATTAAATTTAGCTGGTCCATTAATGATACCCATACCACCGATAGACGTATTTCCTACAATATCCAGTGTACTGTTAAAGTCTACAGCACCACCAACGCTTAAAGTTCCTGCAATAGAAACATTAGTTCCTACAGCTAGATTACCACTTACACTTACACTATCTTTAAATGTACCTGCACCAACAACTGTGACAGTAGAGGAAAAAGTTGCACCACCTGTAATACCAAGAGTTTCACCAACATTAAGGAAACCTGCAATAGAAACATTATCTGGAAGATTACCAATAGAAGCAGCAACACCTGTAATATTAGAACCATCACCATAAAATGCAGCAGCGGTTACATTGCCAACAACATGTACATTACCACTTACTGATACATTGGTTGCAAAGTTAGCTACACCCTCAACATCAAGTACTCCACCAATACAAGCAGATGTTCTCACATCAAGGCGACCACTGACTGATACATCATTGCTAAAGTCAGACTTGGAAGTAAATCCGGCAGCGCCAGCTACATTAAATGTACCACCAACTGATACATTATTTTTTAAGGCTGCTGCATTTTCTACTGTAACTGTAGATTTAAAAGTAGCTGCACCAACAGCAGTTACAGTGCTTTGAAATTGTGCTGCACCAACTACAGTTACCGTGCTTGCAAACTGAGCAGCCCCTGCAACGGACAGACTTGACTGTAAGTGTGCCGCACCAGCAACTGTGGCAGTACCGCCTACATAAAGATTGCCACCCACTGTAGCATTACTTACTGATATGTTACCAGCAATCGTTGCTGTTACACCACTAAGATTTGATCCATCACCATAGAAAGCACTGGCACATACTTTGTCATCTACATGAAGATTTCCATCCAGAGATACAGCACCACCTACACCCAACGCACCAGTGATCTGTACTGCATTAGTAGCTACCTTCAAAGCAGTGTTAACACCATCACCTGTCTGCACTGCTTTCAGGGAAGTATCTACACCAGTATTGCTAGTTGAAGAACTAACAAGTATAATCTGTTTATATGTATTTGATATTAGTTGACTTGTTAAATCGCTCATATTAGATTCCAATACTTATCTGTTGATCCCCATGCCGTACTGGCCTGACTCCATGTAAGATTACGCCCACCTGTATCTGGACGAGGATTAAGAATAGCTGGATTATCTCTTACATCAGGCACATGATTTTGAGGATGGTTTTTTAAATCAAACTGTCCTTCAAAGTCTTCGGGACATACCAGCATTCCATAACTGTTCATTCGCATAACACGATGTGGATATACAAACCCACATGTATCACACATAGCAAGTGCGTTCTTAGTACTAGCCACTAGATATACCTTAGTCTTGGCACAACACGCATTGAAGCTCTTTCTCTATCTTCCTGCATTGCTCTGGCAAGACACTCTTCATAGTTTGCTTTTAGCATTTGTATACGACCAGCATCTACACCAAATCTTTTCATTGACATGTAATAAGATAGTCCAGCAGTAAGACATGGTAAAAATCTTTTAGGAACATCAGCATTCTGATCTGCTGATTTATTTACATCTGTAAGTTCACTGAATACTTCAACCTTTAAAACATCTGTAGAGTTCTCAGGAATAGGCCAAACAGACATGACGGGATTATCTCTGCCTCTTCTGATTGAGTACTGAGATGATCTTCCAGTTTGTGTTTTATTAGGAATAAGCAAAAACTCTTCAGGTGTTATACGTTCTAATTTAATATCAGTATTATCTCTGTTAAGAACAACTTCAAGAGCATCTATAGTAGAAGAAGATAGATCATAAGAAGTAGTACTTGCAGTTACAGTAAAGGATGATACACTTGTAGTCCATAATAGTATACCACGGTTTTGCCAATCTCGCAACATTAAATTTATAGATCGACGTGCAGAAGCAGGTTCGTGACCAAGAGTGTCTTCACCCCCGATCATCTCCATCGCTTCTTGTATAACCTCGTCTATGTCAAGGTTAAAGTCATATGTTCCTGATACTGCCATTACGTTCTAAACCTTTTTGTTTTAGCTGCTATCTTTTTGGGCTGCTTCACGAACTGCTTCCCGGCAGCAGTCCCTTTTCTCTTTGCTTTGGTGGTCGCTGCATATTCCTTTGACGACAGGGACTTGATTGCTTTCTCCGGTAAATATCTTTCTCCCGTTTTGCCAGATGGTTTTCCCGACTTGGTTTTCCATTTTTGCTTGCTCCACTTTGAAAGTTTATTAGTAGACTTTTTCTTACCGCTATAAGTTCCACCAGAATCTTTGTAATACTTAACAGCAAGCTGCATAGCTCTGGCAGAGTGTTTACCGCCCATCTTACGCTTTGCTCTGGCCTTTGCCGCTGCCCACTTCTTTGGGTCACGTTTAGTGGCTGTGCCGCCTTTCTTACGTTTAATCATTTCTTATGTATCTTCTGAACTTCAAAGCTTGCTTTTTTTGAAGCACCTTTATGTGCTACATAGCCACCAGTAGGATTCTTCATAAGTTTAAATCCTTTACCGGCTTTCATCCAGTGAAAACCTTTAGGAGCATTTACTGCTTTTTTCATTAACATCTCCATCTTTTGCGAGCTTGTCTTAGTCTGCTATTAGGATTCTTAGCAGCCTTTGGAAACTTCTTCATTTGTCCCGCAGACCTAGCACAGTATGACTTACGTCTTGATGCACGTTTGCCTGTAGGTTTCTTTTCAGTTACAGCAGTCTTTAACTTAGAACCGGGATTCTGCTTACGATATTTAGCCACACCCTTCTTAGTCATACCAGCACCTGACTTGGTAGGACGCTTCATGCCCCTACCAATCGTAATGCCCTTCATGTTACTGGGTTTTCTTTTTTGCTTTACTGCCATATGTATACCTAAACTTTTTTCCTATATAGTTACAAAGACTATTTATATATTCATTAAAATCTTTATAGTCTTCTTTATTAGGTCTAGTAGCTGAATGATCTATTAAAGTATAATCATCATATCCTTCTTGAACAGATTTATTATACTGTTTTAAAAATTCTTTAGTAACCACGAAGAGCCTTACCGTAGCCTCGTACTTGTCCTCCCATACGACGCCTTACTTTACCACCATACTTTTTAATTTCAAAGCCACTTGAAATTAGTTCTTCAAGTTCTTTACCAGTAGGCATCATCTCACGACCTCTACCACCCATGCCCATCTCTTCGCCTATCATGCTGGCAGGAGGAGCATACTCTCCTTTGCGGCGTTGTCCTGTTCTCTTCTGACGTTTATATGTCTCAGGAGACATTTCTCTTTTATTAGGTGTAGGTACTTTGGAAAGCAACGGACCTTGTTCTACTTCTTGTCCAGCAGGACCAGTCGCACGGCGTTTGGGAAGAACGTCTGATCCCAAGGCATCTTCTTTCATTTCTTTTTTCTGCTGCGCCATAAGACTTTGAAGTTCTTTATTGTCTTTGGAACTACGTTTTACCACAGGCTTTTTCTTTTTCTTTGGCTTGTTAGCATCTTTAGCTTCTTTAATAAACTTTTTCTGTTGAGCATCTGAAAGTTTTTTAAAGTCAGTAAGCTTCATCTTAGCTTCTTTAGCACCCATCTTCTGTTCAGGCGATGCTGGTTTAACGCCCTTGGCCTTACGTTTACGACCACGTTTACTTACAATTTTTCTTAGTGCTGCAACCATATCAAATCTCCTTAGTACATTTTCTTAGAATAAGTGGCTTTACCGTAACCACGTTTAGCAGCACCTACACCACGAACAACTCTTTTCTTTTTCTTAGTCTTCTTTTTTATTTGACCACCTTCTTTAAACATCATAGCAAGTTTACCCAGTTGCATGGCTGTGTTTAAAAAGTTAGAACCACCACCACTGCTGCCACCGCTCTGTACCTGTTGACGTATTACATTAATGTTATCACCGGGAACTGGCTCACCTACTTCTTCCGCATCTTCTTCTTCTTCATATTCTTTTAGAAGTTCTTCAAAAAGACTTACATCATCTTCATAGTCTTTAGCCATATTACGATCCTCTCAGTTCAGAGCGTTGTCCTCTAAGTGCAGCACGTTTTCTAACAGTAGTTTTTTTCTTACCTACTTTACCACCTTTACTTTTTCCAAGAAGTCCTTTGACAAGCCCAATAGATGTTAATCCTTTTGGACCCATCGCCCCAACAACAGCAGGTAAAAGCCCCATGCCTGATCCTAAGTTATCAAAAAGCTCATCTCTTTCGCTTTTCTTTTCTTCTTCTTCTGGTTTATCTAAATCAGAAGTAACAGTCTTTCTTAATTTTTTATTACTCATATTACGATCCTCTCAGTTCAGAACGCTGCCCACGAAGTGCTGCACGTTTTCTTTTACTAGCATTTTTAAGAGGACCGCCTTTTTTAAAACCTTCAAAAAATACATCATCTATACTTGCTTCAAATGTATTAGGATCAATAGTATAATCTTCTTGATATGACAAACCATCTTTGTCTTTAAAAAGACTAGCAACGCTTTTCATAATTGCAGCACTGTTGTTTGCGCTTTTTCTGGCAGAGGGTAAAGAAGCTCTTGGTGCTGAAGGCATTCTATCTCCTGAAACAGACTTTGATCTTTTACCAGCCCGTTTTCTATCTTTAGCTTTCTGTGCTTTTATTTTAGATTTAAAGTCAACCATATTAGTTACCTCTAAGTTCTGCGCCGAAGCCTCTTTTGGCTGCACGTTTACGACCAGCAGGTTTTTTAGCTACAGTCTTCTTACGCATGGGTGGTTTTTTTGCAACAGCTTTCTTACGTACAACAGGCTTTTTCTTTACAGCAACCTTTTTCTTTTTAGCAGCTACCTTCTTACGAGTGGCTGGTTTCTTTTTCTTTTTAAGACGGCCACCTTTTTTCTGTCCCATTTCAATTTGCATGTCTGTAATTTCATCGCCACTACCATATGCATCTTCAGTACTATCAATATCAATAATACCAAAAGGTGTCATTACCTTAGACTTACGAGGTGTCATGTCTTCAATAAAGTATTCACGAAGAGTTTCATAACCTTTATTCTGTGCCGCCATATCACCACGACCACCGCTTGATCTGGGAGGTGTAGGAGCATTAGACATAAGTTCTAAAGAGGGTAAACCTCTTCTACCTGCAAAGTCTTCATCTATATCTGTAGCTCTCATAGCTCTAAATTGGTCTTCAGTAGGAATCGTACCGGGATCAGTATAAGAAAACTGTGCTTCAGTAATTTCTGGAGAGGAAGGACCAATTCTCATATCTCCTCTTGGTACACGACTTACACCACGCTGAAGATCAGGATCAACATTAGCAGGACGCATCGTACCCCTATTACCTGTGGTTCTATTAAAGGGTAAAGCTATATCGTCTGCTCTACGTTGAAGTTGAGGAACACCTGATCCTCTACGCTCATATGTTCTTTCAAAGTCTGAAGGAGGACGTTCTCTTTGTAGTGCCTTATTAAGAGCGGCTCGTTGTGGTTCTGAATACTTAGCATATGCGCCTTGATCTAAAGCTCTACCTGCAAGGTCTTCATCTAGTGGGAGAGAGTCCTCCATTAATTGTTGAAGACGCTGTTGAAGAGAAGCCTTCTGTATGTTTGCTTTAGGTGCAGGAGCTTTTGCTTTTGCTTTAGCTGTAGTCTTACCCTTAGAACCCAATTCAATTTGAACACGTTTTAATTTTCTTTTATCAGCATCAGTAGCACTACCACTACGTACCTTACGCTGCAAAGCTTTTCTTTGATCGGTAAGTTCTTTTTTAGTTGCCATGTTTTTTCCTCCAAGCTGTTTACTAACTTTGGTAATATAATCTCTGGTTTCTTTGGGAAGATCGCTTTTATTTCTACCAGAAGCTATCCATTTGTTAGCATTTCCCGGTCCATAGTTATAGGCAACAAGAGTGGCCTCAAGATCACCACCATAGTTTTTAAGCAATGCCATAGCATAGTCTTTACCAACTCTGGTATACTCTTCTTCGCTTTCATCACGGGCAGGTTTAACTTTATATCCCGGTTGCCGTGCTGTTGCTGGCATAACCTGCATACGGCCTCTGGCACCTTTAGGACTAACAGCATCTCTGCGTCCCCCGCTTTCAACCTGTTCAATAGCTTTTAAGAGTTGATCTCTTGCAACCATAATTAGTCTTCTACTTTAAAAGCTTTGCCCTGTTCGTAGTCTTCATCAACTACAACATCCTTCGGCGGTCCCATTACAGCCGGTCCCTTACGTGCAGCACCAAAGCCCTGTCCAGTAGGACGGCCTACAATTTCATCTAGATTATGTGGCCGTTTAATAAGTGTATGCGGTCCCATCTAACTTCTCCTTTTACGTTTCTTTCTACGTGCCTCGCTAAGTGCGATGGCAACTGCTTGTTTCTTAGTCTTAACTTTTCTACCGGAACTACTTTTAAGTTTGCCCCGTTTGTACTCGCCCATTACTTTCTTAACTTTACCGGGACGAGTAATTTGTTTTCCTATAGAGGAACGGTTAGTCATAACATGCGGCTACGATAGAGTTACCATCGTTACCGGAAACAGTCTTGCCACCATGCTTACGTTTGTAAACTTGACCGCCGCCCATCTTTTTCTTTACAGGTTTCTTAGACTGAGCTTTTGCTGAGTATTCTGCGGGAACACGGGTACGATCTTCGCCCATTGCTTTACTAACTTTACCACCTTTAGCCATCTTACCTACACCATCAGCAGCATAGAACGGAACTTTTTTACCATTCTTTTCTACCATCTTTAGTGAACCGCCACCAGCCGTTTTCTTTTTCATGTAGCCGCCTCCCTTACGTCTTATTAGGTTTCTCTTTTTCATTCCTTTTAGTTTATTTTTTTGTAGTGTAATTTCTTCATCTAACTTCGCTATTCGTTTTTGTATGGCTGGATTTTTTCCTTTGTAAGCTTTTAGATTAGATGTTAGTTTTTTTTGTTTTTCTTGATTGCTTTTTAATCTTTCTTCTTCTGCTTTATATTCTTTACTTATACCTTTACTACGGTTAGACATTCCAGCACGTTCTATTCTAGGTTTATTTGCTTTATCTGTACTATCAGATTGACCTCCTAATGCTTTCATATCTGTTGCGCCAGCAGGAGTTCCCAAATCTTTAGCTTCTTCTGCTATATTTTTACGAGCCTTATCTTCTCCTTTATTACGAGCATCTTCAGCAGACCTTTGCTCAGAACCTACAGGTTTTCTTTTAGAAGAACGCTCAAGACTTTTAGAGTCTGTTGCGGAAGGCTTCTTTTTAGGCATTAAAGCCTTAACTAATTTTCTTCCCATTGCCATTTATATTCTCCCTATGATCCTGCTTGGATAATTGTATTAGGACCGCCAGCAGGAGAAGCTGCAACTTCCATATCGTCCTGTCTAGTTCTGCGAGCCTGATTACGAAGAGTTTGAATTGAGTTTTGATATTCTGTTTGCCATACCTGAAGAGTTTCCCAATCCTTCATGTACATGGTAGCTTCTATAAGGCAACCATAAAATAAGGCATCGTAACAGTATTCACTAAAGTAGTTACTGGTTGTAACACTTGTGCCTGTTGCCGATGCCAATGCAAGCGGTTGTGATGCCGTCTGTATTTCAACAGTGGTTGCTGAAACTGGTGTGGGTACTATCTTAATACTTGAGTTAGTACGCCGTGAATAATATCTTGGGGTGCCTGTGGATGCACTTACAGGCCAGTAATCATTTGCATACTCAACAGTTCGTTGCAGCAAATTAGTTACAGTTGTTCCTGTACTTACAGTATAGTTTACGTTACGAACAATACGTACACGATCATTCAGCGGAACAGCACCTGCATTCCCTGATGAAACTGAAACGGTTGTAAATTCATCCAAACCAATATCATCAATATCTTTTGTGATACGAAGTTCTGCTTTGGTAATGAAAAAGGGAATTTGCGTTGCAAACTCCGTTGAGTCGTTCTCAGTCGTATTAATTAAATCTGATTTTAAATATGCGTAGTCAGGCATGACTAGCCAAGCATAGCAGTTAGAACGCAACCATCAGTGGGACCAGAAATACTGACCACACCGTAAACTGCAACACCCATGTCTCCGATATAAATATCCGAAGCTTCGTTGGCTGCTACCTGAAACTTAATAGCTGTACCTTCAGCAGTCTTATTTGTAATCTGACGTTGACCTTTAATTGAATAAGAACCAGCCGCTGTTGCCAATGCATGAATAGCTACGATGCGTGTCGTGCTTGGAATGTTACTATCAGCAGTACCGTTGCTTCCAACAGTTGTGTCAGTATCTACATATTTAAGAACAGCATCTCCAGTTGCTATTGCAACTTTAATATTTGAAGCCATAATCTCTCCTTTAGGTAAAGTAGCAGGAGAGTGGCATTACACCACTCCCCCACACTTTATTAACCGGCACTACCGAAGTAGCCACGCCAATCCGAAACACC